ATTGGATATTAGGATCAATGGGAGATTTGAAAGATATTCCAAAAGCTATTGTTAATCGTTGTACAACTTATAAACTTAAACCACATACTATTGAAGAAATATCTAAACAATTATACTTTATATGTAAACAAGAAAATGTATTAATTGATAATGAAGAAAAAATAAATGTATTATTAACTATAGCAGAAAATAGTTATGGTAGTATGAGACAAGCATTAAGTTACTTAGAAAGAATTATCTATTCAGAATTATGGACAGTTAATGAAGTTACAAAAGAACTTGAAATAATATCTAGTAGTGATTTAATAACAAGTATAAATTATTTATTCAAGGGAAATTCAGAAGCTTTTAATATTCAATATACAATAGAGTTAAAAGATAAATTAAGATATATGTTAGGTACTATATATAAAAGTTTATCTGGAATTGAAGTTCCCTATTGGCAAACTCAACAACTTCAAGGTATAGATAAAACAATTAGTATTCAACAAGTTGAATATGCACTTAACAAATTATTCGAATTAAATAAATATCCCTATGTCAACCAGGAGATAATAGATTTTATTCTAGTGGATATTTTTAATCAGAATAAAGAAAAAAATGAAACTAAAAAAAGAATATCTGAAATTGATATATTACAAAATAAAGGAAATATAATAAGAAGGAGAAGTTAATTATTATTTTAATTGAAGTTATAATAATTCATTAAAAATTAAAATAAAATAAAATAAATACTAATTATTATTAAGTTTTAAAATTTAATTTTGAGGTAATTTTGTATGGTTAAGCTTGTAGCATGGTTAACAGCATTTGGTATTAAGATTTTAGGAGTTTTTGATGTAATTATAAGTTCTATTACATTACAATTAGCGAGTTTTAAAGGAGCGCTAATTTTAATTTTTGTAACTGCTCTTATAATAGATGTAATTTTTACAGGTAAAGTAGGAATGATAGCATATATTCTTACAGTATCTAAAGATGTAATAACAATTATAAGCACTGAACTAAAAAGTAATGGTTGGCAATTTATTACATTGTTAGCTATTTTATTATTGTTTAAAAAAACTAAATAATTTAAATAATAAAAAAACTTTAAATAAGAATTTAAATTCTTATTTAAAGTTTAATTTTTTATAATTAGTTTATATTTTATTAATAGGAGAAAATAGAAATGAGACAAATATATTATAATTTTATTCGAGAACAAAATATAAATGATATATTGTCTAATATAATTGAAATTTCTTATAGTCAAAAACTTAAATTATTACAAAATTTACAAAAAAATTTTTCTACTAAATTAATATGTATGGCATTAAATGAATATGATATGAAATATATTAGAAAGAATAGAATACAACTTAATATATTATATAATACTTTAAAAGGAATTTGTCAAAGATATAAGGAAAAAGGAATAATATGAATACTACTCTTATAGAAGATTTAGAAATATTAAAATATTTAATTGAAGATTTTGAAGATAATGTTAATAGTATAAGTGGTCTTGTTCCTGTTATAGATAAACTAATTAATAAATATAAGGCATATGAGGAAAATAAACTATGATTTGTTGTTCTGATTTACATTTAAAAAATAAAGAACCTTTTTTAAAATCAACTAAACAATTTTTAAATTGGTTAAATGATAATTATTGTAATGAAGAATTAATTTTGTTAGGTGATATTTTTGATAATTCAACTCCAGTTTGGTCAGTTTATAAAATTTTTAAAGAATTTCTTTTGAAAAGAAAAAATATAACTCATATATTAGAGGGCAATCATGATCTATCAAAAAACAAAGGGAGTGCTTTATCTGCATTTCAATTAATAGATAATGTATTTGTTTATGAAGATGCAACATCTGTTATTATAGATAATATGAATTGTCTTATGCTTCCTTTTAAATATGATTATAAAACATATCAAGATTTAGAAGGTAATTTTGATTTTATTTTTACTCATTTAATGCCACAAGAAACTCAATTTGCAGATGAAGGCGTATCTTTTCCAAATTTAAAAGGATGTTTTTTTCATGGCCATCATCATCTACAATCTTCTTTTATTGATAATTATAATAATCAACATCATATCGTAGGTATTCCAGTAAGCACTCGACACTTAGAAGATCAAAATCATAAGATATTTAAAATAAATAATAAACAAATAGAAATTATTAAAGTTCCAATTTATTTTCAATATGAAACTATTAATTATGGAGAAGAACCATCAAATAAAAATAATATACTTAATATTATAAATGTACCAAATAAAAAATTAGTATACGAAAAATATAAAGATTATTATATAAGAGAAGCTGGTATTAAACTATTAAGAACAGAAAATACAGAAAGTTCTTTTAAACAAGAATTTGAAAAAGCAACAATACTTGAAAAGTTTAAAAAATATTCTATTGAAAAAATTTTATCAAAGGAGGTATCAGAAGAATGTTCATCAAGACTATTAAGCATTATATAAGAAGAGAAAGAAATTTCTACTATAATTATTTAATAAATAGAAGAAAAAAAAGATTTTTGCAATTAATTGAATTTCATGCACCTAAAGAAATTATAGTACAAGAAATTGAATTACTTAGACAATCATTTAATAGATATATGAGAAAAAAGATTCAAAAAAAAATAGAACTTTTTATAAAATCTATTTTTTTAATTTCTAAACATAAACATCAACATAAAATATGATTTGTTTACAATAATTTAAATGCCATTTTTATTGAGATGTCAAGATCGACATTATTTGAATTTTTTGTTATATAACTATATGAAGTTATTTTTTTTATATTTTTAATCTTTTCTATAATATCCTGTTCTATATGACTTGAACGAAAAATTATTGGAATGTCATAATTTTTTAAAATTATTTCTGCAGTTTCAATACCATCCAGTCCTTTTCCTAAATCAATATCTATAAGAAGAAGTTGAATATTAGGTATATTTTTTATAGTTTTTATTGCGTCTTCTCCAGTATTAACAATAATAACAATATACCCATAATTTTCAAGAATTATTTTAGTTGTTATTGCTATAATAATTTCATCTTCAACAAGGAGTATTGTTTTTTTGTTCATGGAGTAAAATCTTTTTTAAATGGATGGGATTGATCTATTTTTATTTGAGGTTTACTTATTGTAAGTTGTGAATAAGGAATACCATTTTTATCCATGATATGTATTGATTCACATATTAACCATTTACCAGAAAACTCTCCAGCTATTTCATTTGTTTTAGTTTGTTTTTCTACTTCTATTTCTATAGTTTTTCCTGATACTAGTCCAGCATAAAAATCAACTACAATTACCATTCTATAACATAAAAGTGTATCTCTATAAAAATAATTTACAAAACCTTGATAAAATTCTAATCCATTTTCTTCTTCTTGTATTCCACCATATGTTACTTTACTATTTACAGTTGGTATATATTGTTTTCTAATAAGAAGTTGAGTTGCTGTATCTAATTCAGATTCATTTGCATAAGTTTGAATATTTTTTGTTTCTGCGATATTTGTTCCATCTGCTTTATATCTATATATTTTTCTTTTATAATTTTCAAAATTAACTGGAACTCCACCATTTAATACTCGATAATCTTTAATATAATATTCATCTGTCATCATATCTTGATGTAAATCTATTTTATATTTTCTAACAGGGGGTTGATTTAACATACCTTGAATAGTCATAAAATAAAATTCACCATTACAATTTATGAATGTATAAAATCCAGATGCTTTATTATTTTGACTATATGCATATTCTGCTAATTTAGAAATAAATAATTTATTAGATATATTGTTTTGATTTAAATATGGCGTACCAGTAGTATCAGTAATAGAATTTATTTCTTTACCTTTTTCTCCACCTCTAAATTTACTTTTATCTATTCCCCAAGCAGGTAATATTGTATTGATAAGTATATTACTTATTGTTTGTTTAGTAGAACTTTCATGATTAAAAGTTCTAGATTGTGGATAATCATTATAAAAATGTTTAGATACCATCATAAACATATTATCACCAGATATTGATTGGGCAAATGTAATATTGTTTATTTCAAAAGCAGACCAAATATAATCATGTTCTAGATATCCACCAATTTTTTTATCATTATCATCTTTATCTTTTACTATTTCTTCTTGAAAACCTAATTTACAATGAAATTCAAGACCTTCTACAAAATAAACACTATCAACTATTTGACCAGCAGAATCTTTAAAATATATTTCACTGTATGGAAAGAAATCAAATAAAGAATCTTTAAAAAGAATCTTTGACCAATTTCTAATAGGTGTACCTAATTTATCTCCATCTTTATAATCTTCTTTATAAAAATTGATACAACTAGGAGTTGAGAGCATTTCAAATTCATATTTAGATATTGACATTTTTTTAAATTACTTATCCTCTATAGCTTATACTACCTTTATGCATCGTATTAACATGGGGACCAAATGACATAAATCTTATAATTGTTCCTGCTACATAATATCTTAATGCTGATATTTGAGCAGAATTCCCATTAACGTCCATATGTGCCATAGAATACACGCTAGTATATGCTAACGGTGCATTTAATACAGTAGCATTAGCTGTAATATCAATTGGCTGGCCTACCCCACTAGCCCAACCAAGGAAATCTGCATAATAATGCCCACTTTTTAAAATAGTTACTTCTAGCCCTTTAGTTCCGTATGCGCCATGATTGTGTGAAAAGAAATTACCTATAGAATACAATACTCCAGCAAATTTAAGAACACAAGTGTCCGTAGACCCATATCCAGCAGAAGTAAGAAATGCTATTTCGCAAGTAATTCTTTCGTCGATAATTTCCCAGCAGTCTAAGGTTGCGCTTTGTTGTATAACAATAAAATCTTCAACCTTGGAAAGAACAATTGATGCTAATAAATCAGTGCTTAATTTTCCGGCATCTGTTGCATGAGGAGAAATTGTAACAACATCCAAAGATGCATCGTTTTTGACTAATGCAATTTCTATTCTTCTACTAATATTATTAGCCATTAAAGGGAGAGTAATGGCTATGGCGTTAGAAGTAGTATTGCATTCAATTCGCGAATATCCATCATTATCTAACATAACATAATTAGCTGTTTTTGCTACTGTGGTATTACCATATGTTGTAAGTGCTTTAGTACTATTATATAATCCATTAGCTCCTAAAATAGTAACATCTGTAGCAGCAATAACATTTGTACTTCTCATATTACCACTTCTATCAAATGTACCCCAAGTTTTAGATGTATAAGAAAATGAAGTTAAAGTACTTGCTACATATACTCCCATACCAACAACTACATCAGAAGTAAGTAAGTCCCCTACGGCTTTAGCAGTAAAATCCATATAATTAGTTGTAGAATCTACCCATGTAAATTGACACGTTATATATGGAGTAGATTCAGTAATAGGAAATACTATGTTTGTTGTAGTTTTTACATGCATCATTTGTAGTGCTGATGTTTCTACCAATAAATCAAGAGGTGCTATATTAACATTATTTCCAGAATTTATTGTAAGATTACCACCATCATATATACCTGGTTTAGTAATATTATAAAGTAGTTTTCCTAAATCAGAAGATATAAGTGCTTGATTATATCTAAAAGTTATTGTCTGTGTTCCATAATCTGTTGTTCCCATGTTATACCTTTTTATTCTATTGGTTTTGGAAATCTAGTTTTTATTTCTTCAACTTTAGCTATCCATACTGATTTTTCTATTTCCCCTCGTTGAAAATCGAAAAATAATCCATCACTTTCGTTTATATAAGCAGATTTTCTTTGAGATATACATATTTCTAAATCTCTATTATATCTAAATTCTTTTAAATTTACAGAAGTATCTATTTCAATAATTTCTTTATTTATAAATTTAAATATTGGATTTCCCATTTCATCTGAAATACATTTATTTTCTATCCATATTGATTGTTCTTGAACTTCATCAAAAAATATTTCCGTTCCATCAAACTTAGAAACAACATGTTCATGAAATAAGTCTATAATTTCATTTTTTTCATTTATTTTTATATATCTTTTCATTTTAATTTCCTAAATATGTGCAAGAAAAAAATATATTCCCCGGAGCTATTGCTGTTGAGTGTGGTCTCATAATATCTCCTTTTTTAAGATACGCTGTATAAGCCATAACAATTCCAGCTGTAGCTGACCCAAAACTTATTGAGCAAATAGTATTAGCTGTAATTGATGTTACATCAGTTGTACGTTGTGCTGAATTAAGTGAGAGACCATAAAATGCAGCTGTCCCACTTTCTACTCCAGAATGTATAAAAGCATATCTTCCTGATCGATTTATAGTAATTTCCAACCCTTTAGCATTACCAGAATACCCACTAACATGGTTTTCTGAAAACATATTTCCAAAATTTTCAGTAACAGTTGTAAATCTCATAATTTTTGTATCAGTTGATCCATAACCCGCATATGTGTCTAATCTCAACTGACTTGTAATTCTTTCATTTACAATTTCCCAACAATTAGAATTTGAGGATTGTTGCACAACTATAAAATCTCCAACTTTGGGAAGTATAATCGATGAGAGTAAATCATTCGATAATTTACCGGCGTCTGTAGCATGAGGAGAGATTGTAACTACATCAAGAGAAGCATCATTTTTTACAAATTGGATTCGTATTTGTCTTCCTAGATTATTAGCCATAAGAGGGAGAGTAATTGTAACTGCCCCCGCTGTCGTATCTACTTCGATAACTTGTAATCCATCTGTATCTGTTATAGGATATGTTGCTTGTTTATATGCTGTTATAGGATGTGATGTTAATGTTTTTACTGCTTTTTGACTAGGTATTAAAACATCACTATTTCCAGCAAAAGTTATGTCTGTACTTAAATCTGCTCCATCAACTTGTTCTACATTAAGATTTGATACTTTAGTTGTAGAGGTTATTATAAAAGGAGAAGTTCCAATAGGAACATCATTTGTAAATTTTTTACCCCAAGTTTTACTAGCATAAGTTATACTTGTAATTACTCCACCACCAAATACACATTCACCTAAACATACTTCATTTGTTAATGCTCCAGATCCAGATGCTCTTTGATTAAAATCTAACCAATCTTCTGAAACATCTTGCCAAGTATACGTAAGTGCTATTACTGGTGTAGATTCTGTAACTGTTATATTTACATTCGCTCTAGTTTCAATTCTTACAAGTTTGTCTGTACTTGTATTTATATATATAACAAAGGGAGCTATTGTTATTCCTGTACCAGAATAAGTAATAAGACCACCTTTATAAACACCAGGAGTAATTGCTTCTCTAAGAAGAGTATTAAAATCACTTCCTTTTGCTGGGTGTTTATAATCAAATGTAATATATTGATCCCCTAGATTTGTTGCTGACATTTAAAAAACCTCTTATTTAAATAATTTTAAATTCAAATTTTAAGTTATTATACATTCCTTCATCCCATTGAACTTTTGGAAATGTACTATATAATACACAAGTTCCTGACATATTTATAACAGCTAATTCAGTAAATTCTGTTATTTTTTGCATTTCTGTTATTAATAATCTAAAAGTATAGTTAATATCTGTTTCTATTATTTTATTAGTACCACTTCTATAATCCCATGAAAAAGAGTAATTATTTACATCAGTAATTGATGTAGTAATTACTGAATGTGCGCTTGTTCCAAATCTTATACCAGACCAATCAGTAAAAGAATTTTCTATTAAAATATTTTTTTGTATTGCTGTTGCTACTCCTAAATAATCTGTCCAAGTTTTATTAGTGATTGAATGATCAGAATTTAAATCAAAATGTAAATATGGTTCATAATAACATCTATCTGTCATTCTTTTAAATTGATCTATATCACTTTTAAGAACTTTAAGCGTATTTAAAGAAATAAATTCTGTCGCAGATTCAACAAATTTATGCGTATAATTAAATAACATGTTTCTTGTTAATGAATATAAAGTAGAAGATCCATCCAGTGTTGGAAATTCATAAAAATCTAAATATGATTCTGCTAATTCAGTATATGTTCCTATAGATATTCGATATAAAGTGTCCATATGATAGAATGGAGAGTTATCTAAATTAATATAATTGTCTAAATTAATAAGACTTCCCATATATGTATAATTTTTATCTTCTCTATCTAAAGTAACTGTACCTTGTACATCTGATCCAATTAAAGTTTCATCCCCAATATATTTATCTAAATTATTATCATAAATAATTGAATATCCATTTGCTATTATATTAAATGGAATTCCTTGTAATTGATAACAAGTTGGAGTTGTTTTTGTTTTTAATCTTGGAATTAAAAATAACATTTCTTTTTTTATAAAATTTAAGGTAGAAGTATAACCATTTAAAGTTTTTAAATTGAATCCTAACATTACAGCTAAATCCCTTAATTCTTGTTCTGTAATATTATCAAAATCATATTGATTAAAAATTGCTTTTATTTTATCATTTTTAATATCTACATAAATAGATTGCCATACTTCAGTAAGAGACCCCCATTTGGTCTCTTGCATTACTTTTGGTATAAATTTTTTAAATGAAAAATTCACTTAATCATTCTCCATTAAGATATATAAGATAAATCAGCATTAATGAATGAATCTTCAATGTCTGTTATCTGATAAAAATATGGAAGTCTAATACTATTTTGTTGAGTTGCTGGAGTATTACCATCTTGCATTTTATATGAAATAAATATTTTATATCCTAAAGGATCAGAATCTCCTGGATCTGCAATACCATATATTACATGAGTAACATCTGCTACAATTTCTGCTATTGTAAATGAAACTTGATTTGTTGAATATGATACAAAACCTCCAGTTATTGTATATCCATTCATACCTAAAATAGTAATTCCTGAGGTATATGCTATTTGTAAAGGAGCAACCCAAGCATTTGCAATTTTTCGTTTTATCCAAATTTCAAAACTATCAAGAACTAAATAATTTTGTTTATCTAAATTAGGGGTGTCAATAGAAGTATAACTTGGTTTTAATTTTAAATTACTTGTTATTATATTAATATCTGATTCCATATAATAAATTTTAGTTGTATGATAGATAATATTTGGTATTTCATCAATAATTCTATAGAAATTAGATTCATATATATTTTTTTGAAATGTTGTAGTTAATATATCATATTCTGTATTTAATGCTGTTTTAATAGCCGCATCTAATACTGTAAAAGTTTGAGTTAGTGCAATTTTAGCAGTAATATCAAATCGTACATATATTTTTTGCAAGGCTGTATATGCTACCATTTCAGTTAAACATTTTTTAGGTGTTAAATAAGTTACTATAATATCTCCCTGTTGAATGGTAGTTAAATTTTCTCCAGTTGTAGAAACTGCAGTAAAATATACAACATTTTGATCAGATACAGTAGTTGATAGTCCAAGACTTTCTATTGTCCATACAATTGATTTATTTACATAAGAAGCAAGATTAATTGCAGCTTCCCAATTTGCAGTAGATGATAATAAAGATCCTATTTGAAATAAATTAGGGGCATTATTTCTAATTGATTCAATATTTTCTATTTCAGATCCACCAACTATACCTTCATCATTTGTAACATATAAAGTAACTGGAAGATTATCTTCGTCAACTAAAGTTGTTACAAGAACAGTTATTACATTACTAGATGTAATATCTCCTGATGCTCCTTTTGTATCTGCATATTTTACAAGAACTCTTTCTCCAGCAATTAATTTTTTAGAATTTATACCATCACCAAAACAAATTTTAATATAATCATAAGCAGCAGAATTTGAAATTTCACAGTAATAGTCTACAACATTATTTATAAGATATAAATTAGTTGTAATGATAGCTTCATATAAAAAATTACCTGATGTATCAACTATCTGAACTTGAATTTCCGTATTATCAGTTGAATCAGAATATACATAAACACATTCATTAACTATTCCTTGAGCAATATATAAAAATTCTTTGGGTGTTCCTTCTTTTACTGGAATAACTACGTTACCTATAAATCCAGTATAATAGAAAGTACTTTCTGTACAATATGTAATTAAATCACTATCAGTATTTGTAAAAACTGCCCATCGTGGAATATTTACTTCTTTTCCTGTATATATTGACATTGAATTAAAAGTAGGATCATAACTTAATTTTAATTCTCCTATTGCTCCAGTTTTTCTATATGGAATATAGCCTAACCATATTGCAAGTTTAACAAGAGAATCTCTTTTTTCTGCTGTTATCCACTTAGCTTCCCTATATAAAAATTCTGCTAAATATACAAGTTTTTCTCCAGTATACGCAAGCATATCTACTATACGTTGATATACTCCATAATATAATATTGTATTCCAATCAGATAGAAGTGATAATCTGTTTTTTATTTCTGTTACTAACCCATCGTACGTGTATATCATATTAAACCTCTAACTTCCATTGCAAATAAATAATATATCTGTAAAATATGGATCTGTTGGTAAAAGATTAACAAATTTATATTTTCCATATTTCCAACTATTTATATCATAATCATATATTAAACGATTAGAGCTTTGATCTGGTTTCTTAATTGTTACAAATTCTAATAAATTATGTTCAATATAACTAACAATTTCATATTCAAAAGAAGTAGTACTAAAAGCTGTATTTATAAATAATGCTATTGAATCAGTTATTCCTTCTTCTGGAATAGAATATGTTACTTCAATTTCTGTTATTCTATTTTGATAATCAGGAGTAATAGTTATATCAATAACTGTAATAGAAGGACTAAATTGATTTACTAATGCTGTAAGTAGTTGAGTTTTTAAAATTAAAAGATTTTCAGTTGTTAGTGTTTTAAATACAAAATTATCTAATGCTCCACCAGCTCCTGGTGCCATTAAATAATCTCCTCTTTTAGAATTCGCCCATTGAGTAAGTGCATTTTTAATGGCATCAGCAGAATAATAAGTTATAGGAGTTCCATCTGCATTATCTCTTCCATACAAATCAATATCTTGAAAAACCGCCATTCTATACCCCTAATTATATTATTTATTAGTAATTTAATTATTTTTTATTTTTAAAGATAAAGTAGTTGGTACTTGTGTTGTTTTTATTAATGTAAATGCAGCAGCATTTCCAGGAGGAGAAGTAACTGCAGGTGCAGCAACATTTATATAAGGATGAGTATGTGCAATAATTTGATCTAGTATTGCTTCTAATGTAGTTTTTAAAGTTTCTCCTAAAATAGAACTTTCAGAAGGAGTTGTTCCTCCAAGTAATTCTATCTCTGTAGCTTTTATTTTAATTTTACCATTTTTATCTATAAATATAGAAGCTGTTGGATGATAAATAAAAATTTCTTTATTTCCTGAACTACTATCTACTCCTATACATATTCCATTAGGATAATAAGTATATTTAGCATTAGGGTATGCTGCTGCTGATCCAATAGAAGATTTAATATTATTTTCAAATAAATTATGAGGATGTAAATTACTAAAATGAATATCTGCTAAATAATAGGGTTGTCTCATTAACTCATCTACATCTTCATATCCTATCCATACATAAGAGTTATTTTCAGGTATACTTGATTTACCATAAGTACCGCTTCCACCTGTTGCAAGTGAATACTGTTTTGCCCATGGAAGTTCAGAATTTTTTATATTATAATGAAGATGTTCAATTTTTATTTGAATTCTTCCTTTCTTTTTTGTATCATTATTATTTATAACTTTAGCTGGAAATGGTCCTTGCACTATAAACTCCTTTTATTTACGATTATCTAAAATGAATTGTTTTATATCGTCTAATTTTGGAATAAATAATTCACTTAAAGGAACAATTTCAAATATATCTTCAATATTATTTAAAAGTAATATAATATCCCAATAATCTATTATACCATAATAACTTTGAGAAATTAAATATGGGCGTTCTATCTCTATTTTAGATATTTTATGTTTATAATATCCATTTGTCCATTTAAAGTCTTTCCATACAACAGATACTGAATCTCTTATTACATTTCCATCTGTTTCATCTAATATTAATTGTACTTTTTCTCTCATAAATATTCCTATCTTTCAATTCCACCAGCAGTATAATTCATTCCATCTCTAAAATATTCAGCTAATGCAGGAGTTAAACTTTGTATTTGTAAATTAGCACTTGCCCATAGTGGATATCCTTTTTCTGTAACATGTTTAGAATATGTTGGAGCAATTGCAAAAATAAAAGCTACAGGAAGAAAAACAACTCCAGGAATTAAAACAGAAAATAAAGCACTATATTGAGATTCAAGAATATTTCTAAGTTCTTTTTCTCCTGTTTTTCCACCACCCAATTCCTCAATTAATGCGGTACTTTTTTCTTTAGCCGCACCAATTATTTTATTAACATCACTAACATTTGTTGCATTCAGCCCTGGAATTTTAATTTTTCCTTCTACAAATCTAGGTAAATGAGCTCCAAGTAATGCATTCATAGGAATAAGTACATCTGTTACTGGATTTGTTTTTGTGTAAAAAAACAAATCAAGAGTTATTTTTACTGGATTAGTTTTTCGCCATCTGGGGGCATCTAGTATAGATCTTATATTAAATCCAGCAGTAGAAACTCCACCCGAAGAGGCAGATTCATAAGTAATACCTAAATCTACAAGAGATGATATTGTTGGACATAATTCAGCAAAATTACTAAATTCAGTTGATGTTTCTATTTGAAAATCTTCCATAATAGGATAAGTTAAAGTAGATGCCAAATCAGGAGTTTGAAAAGTTATAATCATTCTATTCATTTATTACCCCTTTTCAGCTAATTTTAAAGTTCCTGTTTTACTTAATGAAAAATTCATTGCTTTAACAGTTTGAGTTTGTTTTGAACTTATTTCCAAATCTGATAATAAACCAGTTTGTTTAGCCGCAGCTAATCTAGTAGCAGACATTCCAGTTTCTTTTGATAATTCTCTTAACTTTAATGCATCTCTAGCTTCTGCAGCTGTTAATTGACCAGTTGCTACTAATTGTTTTTCTGTTGCATCTGTTTTTGCCGCTTGAACAACAATTGATTGTGCAGCTTCTTTTTCAGAAGCCTCTATTTGTTGTTTATGTTCTTTATAATCCATTATACCATAATCGGAAACAGCTCCAATCCAATCTAATAAATCACTTATAACTTTAGTTACAGTAGACATTGCAGAAGTTACTCCACTAGCAACTGTACTAAAAAGACTACTTATCATATTTATTACAGGAGTTAATTTTTTAAGTACTGGAGCGGCTGCTTTAGATAATGCTTTAAATAATCTTTTAATAGGGTCTATAAAAATAGATCTAAATATATTACTAAGTACAATATATCCTGTTTTGAAAACAGCAATTGCTCCTATTATAAAAGTATATAATCCTTTAATGAGTCTAATAGGAAGTAATATAATAGCTTTAATTACCTTTATTATTCCCATAAAAATAATGCCAAGAATTTTAAATAAAAATTTACCAACTATCTTTAAATATGGTAACATAGGAACTATATAATTATTAAAAAATGATTTAATTTCATTAAACATATCCATTAACATTGGTTTAATAAGAGCCCAATTATCATATATTAAATATCCTAATAATGCAACAGCTGCAACTAATGCAACAATAGGTAGACTTAGAGCCCCTATAACACCAGCTACAGTAGTTATTATTGGCATTATTGTAGATATTAACCAAATACCTGCTATTAGAAGTGGTAACCATTGTGCAATAAAATCAGCAAATTTAAGTAATGTTTTATTTTCTATACCTAACATTTTAAAAATAGTTCTAAAAATTGTTTTTAAAATACTAGGTATAATTTTAGTTAATAAATTCCAAAAGAATTTTAAGAGAGTCGGTATAAATTTAATTAACCCTATTATAGCACTTCCAATAATACTGAGGAACCAAGGAAGAAATTTTTGTATAATTCCCATTCTAAGTAATATTAAAAAGGCAATAAGAGTAGTAATAAAACTTACTGATGCCATTCCTTTTAAAAATCCTAAAGTTTTTTGAAAGAAATTAGATTTAATAACTTTTTGCCATTTTTCTGTTATCCAAGATTGTTTTTTCTTATCTCCATCTTTTGGTTCATTTTTTTTATCGAATTTATTTCCTGATTCTGTTTCTCCATATACTTTTTCTACAATTTCTATTAAACGAGTAAATCTAGTAATAAGCATATTATGTAGACCTTTGATAGCCATAGTAAACATACCATTGCCACCAAAAAATTTTATCATAAAAGGGGTGTATATTTTATTAACTTTTATTTCTTCTTTTTTTAATTCCTTACTAAGAGGTTTATTAAAATCAGGCATTACAAAACTATCTTCCATTTATAAACCTCCTATTTTTATTTATTAGTAAAAATAATACCTTCTATTTGAAAGAAGGTATTTGACTTGTTGCTTTTTTCATTTCAGCTTGTTTAGCTTTTTGATAAATTTCATATTGATTCAGTCTTTTTTTAAGAATCCATCTTTTCATTTTAAGTATTTCAGTTTCAGACAATCCAACTCTATATACCAAAATAAAAATCAAGTCCTGAATTGAGTTGAGATTTTCTCTGGGCATCATTTCCTGAATCTTGTTTACGATAATTGAGGGGGAGAAGTTGTCTTGGATCGATGAAATCCCGAAGTAACCTCTTTTCCGATTCACCACATAAAGGGCAAATCAGCTCTGTTTCCGTTTGTAGACCAAAAGAAATATTTTCAAATAAATCTTCTATATTTCTCATTGTTTTACGTTTAATAACATTTTTAAATTCCTCATATTTTTCACTATCAGAAAGAATTAAATTATTTTTAGTTATTAACATCATTGATTTTGCATAAAGAACTATTACTTTTGCTTGTTCGTCTTTTAATTCTTTTATTTCATTTTCTTTTTTTTCTTTTAATTCATAAAGAGGAACATTTGCTTCTCGTCTATTTTGAATATTTTTTATTTTAGATCCATATAATTTATCTGCATATTTTTTTGCTTTAATTATATCTTCAAGTCTAGGATATCTTATTGTATATATATCTTTTTGTGCAATAATATGGAAGGGTTCCTTTACTAATACTTTTGATATTTCTTCTTCTTTGGTATAAGTATCAATATCATCTAAAGGATTAGTTTTATATTTAACTAATAGATATTGTTTAAATTCATCTGAAGTCATATCAGCAAATCTTTCAGTTAAGAATTTTTTCATTTCTTCATCAACCTGAGTCATTGATTTAAAATTAAGATCTGATAATTCAAGAATAAGTTCATTTATGATTCTATCTTTATCGCTTTTTTCAGATTGACAATTACATACCCAATAATGAATATGAGTATTACCTTCAAATTGTTGTTTTATTGCAATGAGTGTTTCTAATAAATCTTCTGCACTCATATCTTTAATATTAAAATTTGGTTCATTTCTTTTTAAATTGTTAAGAATAACAATTAAATTTTCTAGAAGATTATCTTGAGTAGATAATTCAATATCATTAATGTGTTGACCATTAAAATCATCAAAATAAAGAGTAGTAGGTGTTCCAAATCTTCCTTGGGATTCATAATTAATTTTAACTAATCCTGCTGTATTTTGAAATTCATTTTCTTTTTCTGTTTGTTCTTCTAATTTTTTATTTTCTATTGTTTGATTTCTTCTTCTTGCTACCTCTTCTGGTTTTAATATAAAACTTTCAGCCATGTATATTCTCCTTTAATTATTAAATACTTTTTATTAGTATGTTGACTTATAATGCAGACGTGCCTAATGATAATCTGATACTATCACAAGTAAATTCTGTAGTTAATATCTCATTTTCTCCTGAAGTATGATCATAACCAATACCCGTTATATTTTTAAATTTCATTCCATCTATTTTTATCCATTCTGGAGAAGGTAACATATCTGTTTGAAGAGGAATAATTAAACCTGTTCTTTTACTATCATCTTGATTATCTTTAAAAAGATAATCTCTCTTTAATGTTCCTAATGCTGGAGTATATACAGCTATTGCATCTTGCCATTTTCTAAAATATCCTTTTACACTACCAGTTCCATTCTCAATAAAAGTACAATTAAAAGTATCTGGATATATCATATCTTTTATATAATTCATTCCACCGTATCGTTGATATTCAAATCCAACTAAAGGAATATCATTGATCGAATATAAATTAAATTTCATGATTATTGTATCTAATGAAGTTAAAACAATTCCACCAGCAGTAGAAGGAAAAGTTTCTGGATAAATAATCATTTCAAATAAACACTTATGCTGCATAGAAGTATTACTTAATATAGCAATATCAGCTTCATTAAGTATTCCTGCAGTATCTACTCCTTTTTTATAAGTATTTATAATATTGTTTGCTATTGCCACTATTCTACCGTCATTACTACATAAATAAAAATAACAGTAATTCGTAAAGGATCGCCTGATTGATTGTCAAATGTTTGAATTTTAACAGACTTTGGCTTGGCATATTTAAAACTAATTGATTTTACTCCTGCTTGTGTTCTATCTTCTGCTTGAATTATAACAGTACTTCTAGCCATTATTTCTGGAAGAGCTGTACCATTACTATGATCATAAGACATATCAGCCCATTTTCGCATATCATCATATACTTTCCAAGCTTGATCAAGTCTTATATCTATTGTAAATTCTTTAGTAGTTTCTTGTAACATACCTGTTTTAGGAATTTTAAAACCTTTTCTAAATATTTCATATACATTTACTACATCTTCAGGTGGATCAAAAGTTTGGTCACATCTTAAAGATATTGCATTTGCATCTCCACCACCTGGAATACCATTTGGAAATATAATTGAGAACTGGCTGGCCAAAGCGTCATCACCAAGCGAAAGTATCTGATCAGTAGAAATTGTCATTTATTTTACCTCTTATCTTTTTCAAAATTATTTTATATTAGTACTGTAAATAAAAGTTTTATTTACAGTACTAATTTATTTTTAAATTATTAAACTTTCAATAGAAATTGTTTGAGAAACTCGTGTAAGTCTTAAAATAATCCACTCACTTGTTGGAGTTATTTTACAGTAAAAATCCAAAATAAATTGACGATTATTTAAAACAATATCAGTATTGTTACTAGAATCACACACAATTTTGAATTCCCGGATCCAACCATTCGCTCTAATAGGTTCAACAAATTCTTCTGTTTGAACTTTTGCCATAAGTCTATGAAGAGGATCATTTATTTTAAATTCTTGTTTTCTAAGAATTTGTTTAGAAATAACATCTAGCATATATTTATATACTCGTCTTGTTCCTACAAAACTTGTATCGCTATTCGTTACTTGAAGAGTTTGATCTCCATAAGCTAATAAACCATAAGAAGGATCAAGTAGTAATGGATTTATTTGAGCATTATAAAAAGAATCTAATTCTGCTTGAGTATAATCTATTTCTACTTCTTTCACTGACCAATCATTTAATTGTCCACCATGTCCATTTTCATCAAGTCCTGCAGGAGCAGCAGCATCATAAACATCTGACATATAAGCAAATTTTTTACCTACTGATCCTACATGAGATATCCATGCAAAACTATTATTATAATCATCTTGAATTTTAGCCCAATTATGATAAAGTCCTATATCATCTGTATCAAGAGCTAGTGCAGATCTAAAAGATAAAGCTTGTGAAGCACTATAACCAAGTGGAACACATGTAATACCTTGTGCTTGTGTTTGATAAGTTTGAATAAGAGTATTTATTGTTGATGCATGTGTACCATATACATCCATAAATATTTTAGCTTTATATTTATTAGCATATTGAAATTGATTCCATGCTGTAGTATAATCCCCTGTTAATGGAGTAGCTCCCCTAGATCCACCAGAAAATGCAATTGCTGTAGAAGCAACTGTATATGGAGTAGAAACAAAAGCAGAATTAAGTTTAAAAGTTACATATGGATTTTCATCAAATACGTCTATATAATATAAAGATTTACCAAATGCATCTTTTTCATTTATGAGTGAATAATTATAAGTATTAAGAAGTGAATTGCCTGTTGAAAGAACTCTATAAAGGGTTAAGGTAAATTTACTCCCAGATACATAAGTTATTGAAGCTGCTAAATCATCTATATAGGGAGAAGTTGTAAAAAAACTATGAGAAACTACAGAAGAAGTATCAACTGTATAATGATAATTAAAAATAACTGCTTCTCCATATTTAGGAATTGATAAAGTTGGGTTAGATCCAATATCTGTTAAACTTGTTCCACCAGAACTGAAAACTATTGTTAATGCTGAATCTCCTGTTGTAGGAGTTTCAACTGTTATACTACCAATGGTACTTCCATTTCTTCCTGTTAATCTAATATAATTTGTATCGACTACTGCTGCAGTATATCCAAAAGCTGAATTAATGGCAGAAATTACAGAAGCTCTTGAAGTAGTCGCAGATTGACCAAGATTAATAGTTTGAATATTACCATCAATAGATATTTTAATATATTTATCTGTTGATCCTAAACTTAAATCTAAAGTTGAACTAAAATTTACATTTGTAATAACAGTTGCATAACTTCCAACAACTCCAGCAAATGTAATTGAATATACACCTGTTGCTAATACTACTGAACCTGCTGTAATATCTGTTCCAGATAATGCACCACCTGTCGCCATTGTAACAACTTTTTCATAACCATTAACTAATACTTTAAAATTAGCTTCATCAGCTACTGGAATATTTGTTATAATTCCTGAATAAGTAGCTGTAATACCTGTACCTATCCCAACTGAATGAGTTGCTCCTTTTAAAGTAGATCCATAATTAAAGGTACTAGGTGTTCTACCAACTCCAAAAGTAGTTACAGTTGCTGCACCTACATCTACTCCACCATAAACTGCTCCAATTCCAATTGCACAAGCTACATATAAAGGGGCTCTTCGTGTAAATGCAATTGCTTCAAAAACTCCATGATAAGTTGCAGAAGGTCTACCCAATTCTCTTAAACAATCTTCTTCTGATTGTAAATACATTGGAGTTGATTTTCCTTTTGCTGTAGTTAAAACCATCGCTCCTGTTTCATCAACAAGAGTATTTATAAATCCTGAAAGATCTTTTTCTATAATTTGTGTTCTACTCATATGATTTTATACCTCGTTTTTGTCATAATTTGTCTTTTTTTTCCTACTTTTATTTATTAGTAAGAAAAAAATTTAAAAATTTAAAAATTGTTATAGTTTTAAATGGATGTTACAAGAAATTCACGAAGTCTTTAGCTTCGTAGCAGTTTACGAATAAAATTTTTTATAGTAGTTTACTTCAAGGTACTAATAAAATAAACTATAAAAATTATAATAAATAGTTTAATTTTTTAAATATTTTTATATATTATAAATTATAAAAAATTAAATAAAGGAGATTAAAGATGAAAAATTTTAAATATTTACTAAGTTTTATAACAATTATTTTTCTTATTTCTTGTGGTGGTAGTAGTAGCAATAATAATGACAGTAATGGAAAAGAAGAAAATGATAATCCTATAACCTCTAATTCTAAGGCATTAATATCATTTTCTATTATAACTCCCGAAGTTGTTGGTCTAATAGATGAAACAATGAAAACAGTTTCTATAATAGTACCAATAGGAACAAATAAAGTAAATCTTATTACTGCTTTTGAAACAACTGGAGTAAAAACAACAATAAATGGAATTGAACAAATAACTGAAGAAATCCCTAATGATTTTACAAATTCCGTTATTTATACTATACATGCAGAAGATACTTCAACAGTAAACTATACTATAACAGTTATAACTGCAACTAGTGTAGATAAAAGTATATTATCTTTTTCTTTAAATGGAATAAATGCTACTATCAATGAAACATTAAAAACTATTGATTTAACTGTTCCAAATGGAACAGATGTAACTTCTATGGTAGCTACTTTTTCAATATCAGGAACTACTGTTAAAATTGGAAGTACAATTCAAATTAGTGAGGAAACTACAAATAATTTTACAAATCCTGTAACTTATAAAGTAATAGCGGCAAATTTAAGTGAACAAGAATATTTAGTGACTGTAACTATAGCAGAATCAATAATTACTTATAATATTACAAGAAATATTCCTTTAATTCCAATTGATTCAAATTTCTTCTATTTAATAGAAGCAACTAAAGAACTTTGGTATTATAGAACTAAAACATTAAGTAAATACATTTGTTCATATACTGAAACAATATCAACATATTCTAATGGAATATTTGTCAGTTCAATTACATCTGATCCAATTATATATACTTTTACAGATTTCTTTTCTATAGGACTTGGAATAAATAAAGTATTATATTTTACAATAGATAATAAAAATTATAAACAACAAAATGGAATTATTACAGAAATTGTAACTCTTCCTATAAGACCAATAAAATCACTGGTAACTGGTTCAACAGTAAACTTTACAATTACTTATAACTCATACACAGATACATCTCAAGTTCGGGGATTTAATTCATCTAATACATTTCAAAGTAAAATAATTACTGATTTTGTAGAATCTTATTGTCCAGTAGGTACGGGGTTTGAAACTGCTCCTGCTTTATTTACAAATGTATCTATTGCAAGTTTTGATTTTTCTGTAGGTCTTTATTACTTAAGAAGAAGTAGTGTTGCTGGAGTGTATGGAATAATGGTTAAAGCTGGTAAAGGAGAAATGTGGTAAAATTATTAAACTTAATTATTATTATCTGTTTAAAACTAAATGGAATTCTTTTACAGTATTTTTGAAAAAATAAACCTTATTATTGGAAAAAATAAAAATGAATAAAATTACATTTTGTAAAAAATGTAAATATTATAGAATTTATTATAATAGTAGTAGTAGTAGTACTATTTCTTATAATAATAAATTTTTAAATACTTTAAAATTAATACCAACTTATATTTGTATACAAAAACGCCCTTTTTCTTATCCTCAAAATAAAAATAATAATTGTATAAATTTTAAACATAATTTTTGGTCATTAGTACTTCCACAAATTTGGCATAAATTTAAAATAATTTTAAATAATAAATAAAAATAGTAAGGGATAAAGAATAGATGAAAAAAATTTTATATATTTCACCATATGAAGAATTTATTTTAGCACAAAATGGTGGATATGGAGTGATAGCAGAATCATTTAAGAAAATGTTTGATATTATAGAAAATATAGAAGTAACTTATATAAATATAAATGAATTAAGTATGGGAATATATAAGAATATTGTTAATAAATATGATATTTGTATTATATTAACTCATCCATTATCATTTGAAAATAAAATAGTTAAACAAAATATAGAACAAGTTACAACTTCATGTATTAAAATTTATTTACATTTATTTTGGGAAACTATTCCTTTACCTTCTAAGTGGAAATGGTTATGGGCATCTAATTTATTTACTGGATTTATATCACCATCTAAATTTATTTATGATATGATTAAAGATGAAATAAAAGGAACAAATAAAGAAAATCATCTTATATATTGCCCAATATTTAAAGATGATTTTTCTAAATATAAAATAAAAATAGAAAATAAAAATAATGAAAATATATTTACTGTTTTATATATAGGACAATATACTAAAAGAAAAGGAATGGAAGATGCAATAATAGGATTTTTACATGCATTATCTCAATATAAAGATTGTAGATTGATATTAAAATATCATCCACTATCTAATAAAGAGTTAGAAATTCCATTATTATTAAAAACATTAGTTAGTACAAATTCAAAAGAAATGAAAGCAAAAATTTATGAAATTACTCAAAATTTAAATAAAGATGAAATTTATTCTCTATATACAGAATCATCTATATTATTATTTCCTTCTAGAGGTGAAGGATTTGGATTACCTTTAATAGAAGCTGGAATGATTGGATTACCTTGCATTTATACAAATTGGTCATCAACTATTGAAACTGGAAAATTTAAGGGAAATAAATCTATCTCTTGTATTCTTGATACTGCTCAAGGTATGTCTCATTATGAGTATGAATCAAATTCAATTTATGCTATTCCATCAATAAAAGATATTATTAAAAATTTAAGAGATTGTTATAATATGTGGAAGTTAAATAAACAAGAATATTATATGAATACTAATAATAATGATCTTGAAATTATTAAAAAATTTGGTAAAAAAAATTTTATTGAACAAATAAATAAACTCATAGGAGAATAATTTTTGAAAACTGCTTTAATAACTGGTATAAGAGGACAAGATGCCGCTTGGTTAACAAAACTTCTTTTAGATAAAGGGTATAGAATTATTGGAACAGATAGAAGAAGTGGAGGTTCAAGTAATTGGAGATTAGAAGAATTAGGTATTGCCAATCATCCATATTTAATTTATGAATATATGGATATTACAGAACAAAACAATGTTAATTCTATTATAAAAAAATATAAACCTAATGAATTATATCAATTAGCTGCACAAAGTTTTGTAGGATCTTCATTTGAAATGCCATATGTTACAAATGATGTAAATTATTATGGACATTTAAATATATTAGAAGCAGTTAAAAATTATAGTTTTAATACAAAGGTATGTTTTGCAGCAACTAGTGAAATGTTTGGTAAAGTTAAAGAAATTCCTCAAACAGAAACAACTCCTTTTTATCCTCGTAGCCCTTATGGAGTATCAAAAGTTGCTAGTTTTTATTTAGGAATAAACTATAGAGAAAGTTATGGAATGTTTATAAGTAATAGTATTTCGTTTAATCATACAGGATCATTAAGAGGAATAGAATTTATTTCTCAAAAATGCGTAAAAGAATTATATAAAATACAAAAAAGCATTATTGAAGATAGAGGATTTCTTCCTTTAAAAATAGGTAATATTTATTCAGAAAGAGATTTTTCTCACGCTAAAGATATAGTAAATGGAATGTGGTTAATGTTACAACAATCTATTCCAAATGATTTTATTCTTTCTAGTGGAGAATCAATTAGTATTAAAAATTTTATTAATAAAATTTGTAATAAATTAAATTTAAATTTAATATGGCATAATGAAAATAAAGGAATAGAAGAATATGCAACAATAGATAATGTAAAAATTATAGAAATATCTAATAAATTTTATCGACCATGTGAAGTTGATAATCTTATAGGAGATAATTCAAAAGCAAAACAATTTTTAAATTGGCAAGTACAGTATACAATTGATACTATAATTGAAGAAATGATACATGCAGAACAAAAAAGAAAATAATCAAAAATATATCTTATATGGAGCAGGAGAACTTGGTAAATTAGCTAGTCAATTCTTTGATTTTTACAATATTAAATATATTTTATGTGAAGATACCCCACAAAATGAAAATATATTTAGAATAGAAGATATTATTATTGAAGATAATCCTTTAGTTATTATTTGTATCTCTACTACTTCATATATAGAGATATTAAATAAATTACAAAATAAGGGATTTAATAATATTAAATCATTCTTTGAAGTAGCTGAAGAAATAAATAAAGCTAATGATTATAAACACCCTTTAACTAATGGATGGAGAAAAGAAAAATGGAAAAAATCAGAAGAAATCTATTGTGATAAAGTTGCACATAATTTAAATGATGAAGCTTCAATTAAACAGTATTATTCATTTATTCATTGGCATATTTATTATACTGAATTTCTATATAATCAAACAATAAATTGTAATAATAGATATTTTATTTCTGAAATTACATCTGTATTACATGATCATGAAGTATTTGTAGATGTAGGTACTTATGATGGAAGAGTCATTAAAAAATTTATTGAAAATATACATGGTAGATTTAATTCAATTTATTGTTTTGAACCTGATTTAGAAAATTGTTTTAATCTTTCTCAATCAATAGGGGATATAGAATTTTTATATTTATATAATATAGCACTTGGAAATAAGAAAGGTTATGTCAATTTCAATAATTGTAAATATTTATCAAAAGTAGATAAAAGATCAAAAAATAAAGTTCCAATAAATAAATTAGATAATATTGAACTTACACCAACTTTTATCAAATATCACTTAGAAGGATATGAATTAGAAGCAATTAAAGGATCAATTAAAACTATTAAAAAATATAGACCAATTATAGCAGTTACTACTTATCATACAAAAGAAGGATTATATAAACTTCCACTATATTTAATTAAGAATCTTAAAAATTATAATTTTTATTGGAGAAATCATAACTATATGGGGCAAGGAGCAGTAATGTACTGTATACCAAAGGAGAGAAGTAAGTGAACATACTACATCTAGTTCCACATCTTGGAGGAGGCGTTAAGGTTGTGCTTCTTAGTTGGGCAATTAATGATAATATTAATAATCATATATTTATGTCATTAGGATATGCAGATGAACAAGTAGAGCAGCTCTGTAATAAAAATAATATTAAAATATTTAGTAATGCAGAATATAATTTAATTTGTAAATATGTACAAGATTTTGCAGATATAGTTGTTATTCATTATTGGAATTTTCCATTACTATTAGATTTTTTAATACAAAAAACTTTACCTAAATGTAGAGTTATAACATGGTTTCATAATTCTGGTTTTTATGCACCATATAATTTACCAAAAGAAATAATAGAATATTCAGATAAGTTTATATTTACTTCTCCTATAAGTTATGAGTTAGAAGTAATTACTAATTTACCTAAAGAATCAAAAGATAAATTAGGATGCATTTGGTCTACAGGAGGAATAGAAAAATATAAAGATGTAAAACAAAATAAACATGAAGGATTTAATATACTTTATGTAGGTACTTTAGATTTTGCAAAAATGTATAATAATTTTGTTGAAGTTTGTTTTAGAATAAGTAAACAAATACCAGAAGCAAATTTTATTATTTGTGGAACTGGGTCTTCTGAACAAGAAATTATAGAACAAACTGAATTTTATGGAATTAGAGATAAATTTATATTTGCAGGGTTAGTTAAAAATTTAATTCCTTATTTTGAAATAGCAGATATATTTTTATATTTATTAGAACCAACTCATTTTGGAACAGCAGAGCAAATACTTGGTGAAATTATGGCTAGTGGAATTATTCCAGTTGTATTTAGAAATAGATGTGAAAAACAAATAGTAGAAAATAATATAAATGGTTATATAATATCAACTGATGATGAATGTTTGTCCGTTGTACAACAAATATATAATGATAAAGATAAATTAACTACATCTTCTATTTCTTTAAATGCTTCAATAAGTGCGCAAGAAAAATATTCAATAGAAATAATGATTAATGATTGGAATAAATTATTTAATGAAGTTATTCTTTTACCTAAAAAAGAAAGACAATGGTTTACTAATTTTAAAGATATGTATGGAGAAGGTACAATAGCTTTTTTAGAATCATTAGATTATAAAATAGCTACTGCATTTCAAAAATATATAACTTATGAACAACAAATAGAAAACATATTTAATTCTAATTTACAGTGGCAATCAACCAGTAAAGGTAGTATAAAACAATATCTACAATATTTTCCTAATGATAAATATTTAAATAAATTTCAAAAAATAATGAATAAATAGTAATGCAAATAATTTATAATAATATACCCTTTGAAATTGCAGAGTTATATCAACCTATTTATAATTTTAATGAAGTACAAGAGTATAAAAGAAATAGTAATGATAGATGGAAAACTATTCTACAAGCAGAAGAAGGATATAATAACAATAAAATGTTTGAAGGTAGTATTTGTGATTGGGGATGTAGTCTTGGTTATTTTTCTTTTAAATTAGCAGAAAAAACAAAAAAAATAATAACTGCTATTGATTACGACTATAATAATATATTATTATGTAATGAAATAAGAAAATTTAATCAAATTAAAAATGTAGAATTTTTAACTGGTATAATACCAGAAGCAATTCCTGAAAATTATGAATCTCATATTATTTTATCAACCCTACATCATTTTCAAAAAAATTATAAATTACCCAATGAAGTTTATGAAAAAATAAAAAACTCAACTACTATTTATTTAGAATTAGCGCATTGTAATGAATCACCTAGTTGGGCAAATAAACTACTTCCTGAAGATTATGAATCTCTTTCCCCTATTCATACATTATTTAATTATATAACTAATCAATTTTTAACTCATACAGTTAGACTTATTGGTGTACATAAAACTCATATAGGGAGTCTTAGACCATTATTTCAATTAAAAAAACATATTTCAGAAAAAATAGAAACTGAATTATTTACTGGAATTATTTATGATAGATTTTTATTGCCTTATATAGACTTTGGAGATTTTTCTTTAACTCTTCAAGGAAAACTAGCTCATGGAAAAAGAGAAAAACAAGGAATATCATACGCTTTTGCAAAAGATGTATTAAATGAAAAATATTTTTTAAAATTTATTAATAATGTTTTAACTAAAAAATCAAAATTTATTAATGGATTTTTATTAAGTGATATAATTAAATTTGGATTACTTCCTTATTATGATAGATTTAAAATAAAAACTCAACTTACAAAATATAATTCTACCAATCATACAGATCCACATACTTGGAATTTTTTTATTACTGAACAATCAGAAGTAATTCCTATTGATTTTAATGAATATACAACAACAACAAATGAAAATCTAAATGCCTTTATCTCAATATTAATACAAACTATTTGAGGTTGAAAAATCAATGACTATTGGAACTCGTATTATTCTTGAAAATAGAAAACCATTAGAAACTCTATTGCCATTAGAGGCTCCATTAGTACTTTTTATAGACCCTTCTGATTGGTGCTGTCTTAAATGTTTGTTTTGTCCAACCTCTGATAAAAAATTAATGAAGAAAGTTAATCGTCCCTTACAATCAATGAATTTTTCATTATTTACTTCAATTATAGATGATCTATTACAATTTAAAACTAAAATTAAAGTAGTTAGACTTTATGGACATGGTGAACCACTACTTAATATTAATTTTAGTAGAATGATTAAATATGCTAAACAATCAAATAGAGTAGAAATGGTAGATACTACAACTAATGCTATTTGTTTATATCCTCAATTAAACTTAGAATTAATTGCATCAGGAATAGATAGAATAAATATTTCAGTTAATGGATTGAGTGATGAACAATATCACAAATTTACTAGAGTTAAAATAGATTTTAAAAAATATGTTGAGCATATAAAACATTTATATGAAAATAAAAAACAGTGTTATATATTTATAAAAATAAATGGAGATACAATTTCTAAAGAGGATGAACAAAAATTTTTAGAAATATTTGAACCAATTGCGGATGCAGTAGCAGTTGAAAAATCTATGGCCTGTTGGCAAAGTTTTAAACCAAAAGGATTTTTAAGATCAGATGATACTATAGGAATTTATGGACAATCACTCAAAGAAGAAGCTCTGGTTTGTCCATATATAATGTATTCTCTTTTTATACATAGTGATGGATTGGTATCTTCTTGTTTTTTAGATTGGAATAGAAAATTGAAAATAGGAGATATTAATACTACTTCAATTTATGATATATGGAATGGAGAACAATTAAAAAATTTTAGAAATTTTATGTTAGAAGGCAAACGTAAATCACATCGTTATTGTAAAAATTGTGATCAATTAAAAAAAGGTATGCCATCAAATATAGATAATTATGCAGAAGAATTAATAAAAAAATATAATTTTTAGGAAATATTAAAATGGGATTATTACTTCCTCAAATAGAATATACAATTAAAACATGTAAAGAAAATAATATAACAGGATCAATATTAAGTTTAGGAAGATTAGATTATTTTATTAATTTTGAACAATTTGAAAAATTAATGATAAAATATGAATTAGCATATTATGTTAATACTACATTAAAATTTTTTGATTCAAAAATAGATACTGCTGTTAAGAACTTAATTGAACAACATAAACATATGAGTCTTTCAAAACAAACAATAATAGCATATCCTTGTATAAGTGATACTCTTTTTTATACAGCTTTAGGTTTTGAAATAATGGATTCAATTGATGTTCAAGGTACAGCAACAATTATTTTTAATTTAAATAATAAAGGTATTATTGATATTATTGATAAAAGATATAATCTAGTTATTGATGCAGGAGTAATGGAACATGTATTTGATATACGTAGTGTATTTTTAAATTCTACTGATTTATTAACTCCTGAAGGATATATAATACATATATTACCAGCTAATAATACTATGGATCATGGATTTTATCAATTTTCTCCAACATTATTTAATGATTATTATTTGACGAATAAATATGAAATAATAAATAATATTATTTTAGAATTACTTCCAAATAAATATTCAAGATCTACTTTTTTTGTCGATAGATGGGATTATTATAGATTAATTGAATATGATCCTTATTTTTTTGGTAAAAATAGTTTTGGACAGTTATCTGATAATATATATTATGTAATGATGTGTGCAAAAAAACAAATAAATTCTTTAAGAGATCAAGCTCCACATCAATATGCTTTTGCTGGAAATCCTATAATTTCTCCATGGTATTGTAGTAGATAAAGAGGTTAAGATGCAAAATAATAAATTAATATTTGATTTAGGTTTTTGTGATGGAGCAGACACCGAGTATTATTTATCAAAAGGATATGAGGTAGTAGCAGTAGAAGGTAACCCCAATTTAACTGAAATAGGAAATAAAAAATTTAAAGATGAAATAAATAAAGGTCAATTAATTCTTTTAAATAATGTAGTATCTGATGAAATAACTAAAATAGATTTTTATATTCATCCAACTAAATTAGAATGGGGAAGTATCTATCAACATATTGCAGAACAAGATGGAGAAACAAGTACTAAAATAATAGTTGAGTCAATAAATATAAGTAGTCTTTTTGAAAAGTATGGAATACCATATTATATGAAAGTTGATATAGAAGGTTGTGATATAATAACTTCCTTTCATTTAAGGTTTGCTAAAGAAAAACCTAAATTTGTTTCTTTTGAATTAAATAAAATAGATTATATGCATTTATTTATAAATCTTCAAAAAGCTGGGTATAAATATTTTCAGTTAAGAAATCAGGCCAATAATACACCATTAAGTTCAGGTTTATTTGGACAATTACTTCCTTTAGATAAATGGGTTAGTGCTGATATCGCTTTAGATAGGTATATAAAATTTAATGAATTACGAGGATTAGATAGAGAAAATTTAAGTTTTGGATGGTTGGATATACATGCTCAACAATAAAATATTATTTATAATTCCTCCCTATCTTCCATTTGATGAATATAAACCTTCTAAAGTAGGACAAAAATTACCAACCTTAACACCACCTTATGGAGTATTATCTATTATTTCATACATAAATCAAAATAAAGAATATAATATAGAAATTTTAGATTTAAATTATGAGATATTAAATACACCCAATTTAGAAGTAAATATATATCAAGAATATATTATTAACATAGTTACAATAAAATTAAAATCTTTTGATCCTAAATACATCTGTATTTCAGCTCTATTTAATACTAGTTTTCCTCATATGAAATATTTATGTCCTATAATTAAAGAAATATTACCAGAAAATATTCTTATTATTGGTGGTGGATTAGCTACAAATTTATATGAAGATTTATTTACTGAAATTTCTTGTATTGATATTCTATGTTATGGTGAAGGAGAATTACCTTTTAAAAAATTATTAGATGATAAAGAGAATAAGCAAGTACATGAAATAAGTAAATCTTTAATAACAAAAAAATCATTAAAATTAAATATTAAACCTGAATATGATTTTATTTATAATCTTGATGATATTCCAATTATTAATTTTACTTATATAAATTTAAAAAAATATAATGGACGATCTTATGTAGATAAAGATTCTAATAAAATAGAAGTAAGTATTCATACTTCACGTGGATGCCCTTATAATTGTTGTTATTGTAGTAATTATATCGTTCATGGTAAAAAAATTAGAATAATGTCTAATGAAAGATTTTTAGAAACTATTAAATATTACATTAATAATTATAAAATGAATACTCTTCTTATTGAAGATGATCATTTTCTTGCTAATAAAGAAAGAGCTTTATATTTATTAGAAGAAATTAGAAAATTAAATATTAATATAGAATTCCCTAATGGTATTGCTGTTTTTAAAATAGATGAAGAAATAGCAAAAGCATTGGCAGATACTAAAATAAAATTACTTCCTTTAGCTATTGAATCTGGGTCAGAATATGTTTTACATAAAATAATAAATAAACCTCTTAAAAAAGAACAAATATATAAAGCTGTAAAATTATTAAAAAAATATAATATAAGACTTCATGCATTTATTGTAATTGGTTTTCCCAATGAATATGATAAACATAGAAAAGAAACTTTAGATTTATTACTTGATATAGGGATAGATTGGGCTCATATATTTATTGTTGTTCCTATTGCTGGAAGCCGATTATATCAACAATGTAAAGATAATGGATATTTACTAACTACTGACTATAATAAATATACTGTATCTAATTGTAATATCAAAGCACCTGGAGTAAAACCAGAACAAATAGAAGAATATGCTCAGTATATGAATTTAATTGTAAATTTTTTAGAAAATACTAATTATAAAAATAATAGATATGATATTTGTTTACCTTATTTTCAAAATGTAGTTAATCATTATCCTAGTCATGCAATTGCTCATTATATGTTATATAAAATATATATTAAAAGTAAAATATTAAATAATATAGAAAAAGCTGAATATCATTATAATTTGTTTAATAATTTAAAAATTAATAATGAATTTTATAAAAAAATAATAGATAAATTTAAAAAAGAAGGTTATAATTTTGATAGATTATAGGGATAAAAAATGGTTAATAATGCAACCAATAGAAGGAGGAAGATGGTCTACTCCTAATTTTAATGCACCTTGGAATGATGATTGCAATATTGCTTTAGGTAAATTATTACAATGTGGAGCAAGTCATATAAATAATGTAGATATAGATATGACAGCTGATATATATATTTTACTTTCAGCTTATACACATACTTATGAACATGAAATAGAATTTATTAAAAAAGTTAAAGCAAATGGATCTAAAGTAATCTTATCAATATCATCTGATTATAAATTTCTTACAGGTGATAATTTAATAAATAAAAATGGTATTATATATACAGCATTATGTAAGGAAGTTGATATTATTATGTCTGGAATTCCATCACACATGAAATTCTTTGGTAGATATCAACATAAAGTTATAGATATGGGAATGTTTCTTGAAAGGGTAAATTTTTCTTTACCATATGAACAAAGAGATATCGATATTCTTTTATCAGGATCAATTAATAGAAATGAAATAACATTAGCCTTTGCTATTGAAATAATGTTGATGCTTAAAGAGAAATATCCAGATAAAAGAATTGTTTATCCTACAAATAGAAAAAATATTTTACAACCATTATACCCTGAAATTGAATTTCAAGATGCAATAACTACTAATAATCGAGGATTAATTCCTTGGTTATCTAAATCAAAAGTATATATAAATCCTGATGCTAGACCAGGACCAGGAAGAGCGATAATAGAATCTTTTTATTCACGAACCCCTTATATTAGCAGTACTATGTGCTATGCTTCAAAATATTATCCAGATTTTACTTATAATCATATGAATATAGAAAAAATAGTTAATCAATATGATAAATTATTAAATTCAAATAGAGAAGAAATACTTAAAAAATCAGAACAATTAGCAGAAGAAGATTATTTTGATAATGCTATACAACGAATTATGAATACTCTATATTCAGACTAAACAATTATTTTTAAATTATAAGGAGAAGTTAAGTTGAAAATTTTATATATGAGTCTTTTTCCAGAGCAAAATAATTGTCATGAAATAGAAAATTTAAACTATTTTATGGAGTCATCTAAATATAATAAAATATCTAATTTATTTACTTATCGATTATTTTCTTGTCATAATCAAATGACAAAAAATCTTCAAGATATTTTATCATGCACAGAATGCCCTGAAGAGAATTTATTTAATTTTGAAACATATAATATACAAGTTACAAAATTACCTTTTGATGCTATTTATAAAGAAAATATGAATGAAAAAAATGCTCATGAAGTTGGATGGGCAAAACAAAGAATATATATGTTTATGAATATTAAGAAAGTACTTACTTCTTTTGATTATATTTTTTATATTGATGCTGATATAAAAATTGATGCTAATGATATATATAAATTATGTAAAATTCTTGAAAGAAAAAATAAAGAAATAATTCCATATATTATAAATATCCCATATATTATAAAATCTAAAAAACAAGTAATGTCTGATAGTTTTGGTTGTTTCATCTTACCTATTAAAATATTAAATAATATAATAGATATAACACAAAATCTTTATGAAGTAATAAATGATGGTGAAAAATTATATAGAAGATATGCTCCAGATTGGATATTAAGAAAATTATTACTTCGAGAAGGATGTAAAGAAATACGAGGAGATAGTTGTAATACTAAACACTATTTAAATAATACTAATTTTTATGAATTTGATTCAAATAAAATAACTTTCAATTAAATTAAAATTATGAAAATAAATAAAGCCTATAAAATAAGAATCTATCCAAATATAATTCAAAAAGAAACTTTTGAGAAGTATTTTGGTGTCTGTAGATTTGTTTGGAATTCAGTCTTAGGTTATAAAATTGACTCCTATAAACATGGAATAAAATATTCAGCCTATAATGCTATAAAAGATTTTACTATTATTAAAAAATTAGAAGGTTATGAATGGATGAATGAAATAGATTCTCAGGTTTTACAGCAATCAATTTTAAATCTAGAAAAAGCCTATTTAAACTTTTTTAGAAGAGTAAAACAAGGTAAAAAAGAATTAGGTTTTCCTAAATTTAAGAGTAAACATAAAAGACAAAATTCTTTTAGAGTACCCAAGGATTTTAAAATAGATTTTAAAAATAAAAAAATTAAAATTCCAAAAATTGATTGGATTAAATTTAAGGATAAGAGAATTTTCGATTCAAAAATAAAATCTATTACAATTTCAAAAAACAAATGTAATCAATACTTTGCTTCTATTTTAGTTGAAAAAGATTTTGAAATAAATCTTCCAATTGAGATTCAAGAATCAAAAGTTTTTAGTGCTGATATGTCTTGTAAAAATTTTCTTGTAAGTTCAGAAATGGAATTTGAAAATCAAAAATTTTATCGAAGAAAAGAAAGAAGATTAAAAATTAGACATAGAAAATTTTCAAAGAAAAAGAACGATTCAAATAATTTTGAAAAACAAAGAGTGGTTTTAGCTAAAACTTATTTGAACATTACAAATCAAAGAACAGGGTTTCAATGGAATTTAGCCCATGAATTAGTTTCAAAGTTTGATGTTTTAATATTTGAGGATTTAAATATTGAAGGAATGAAGCAATTCAATAAAGGTATTTCAAAAACAGTAACACTTGATTTTAGTTTTTCAGAATTTTTAACCAATCTCAAATGGAAAGCATTTAAAGCAAATAAACATTTTGTAACAACTGACAGATGGTTTCCAAGTAGTAAACTTTGTTCAAATTGTGGACAAGTTAAGAAAGAACTTTTATTGTCAGAACGGACGTATATTTGTGATTGTGGACTAGAAATTGATAGGGATTTAAATGCTTCAATAAATATTAAAAGAGAAGGAATAAACCTTTTAAAAAATTCTACTGTTATCAAAACAGAAAGTTACGCTTGTGGAAATATGAGTGAAGATTTAAATAACTCAGCCCAAGAAATATATTATTTAAAAGGTTTTTACTAATAAATAATATTATTCATGCTTTACAGTATGAACGATAATTAAATGATATAGAGGGCACTCTTAATTGTTTTATAAAACAATTTTATCAGGGGGTATTTTTAATGTTTAAAACATGGAGAAAAGTTAAAACTCTTCAAGACACTGTAACTGCTGCAGAAGTAACAGCTACAAAAAAAATTATGTTTGTAGGTACAGGAGTTCCAGCACATGCAACAGATCCTTTTGCATATACACTTGGAATTAAAAGAGGAGAAGTAGATTATTCGTTTAAAACAAAACATGCATATAGTACTGCATCAGGAGCAGTTGTTATTTATAATAATAGTTCCGATTATGTTCTCACAGCAGGGGATGTAGTTACTATTATAGGTACTTACGTGTAACCCACCAGTTAAACTCCTTTTGAAATATAAAGGAGTTTTTTAAAAAATAGATCATTAGGAGAATTTTTTGAAATCTAAAAATAGTCCTCGAATATTAATATGTAGTGATTCATTTAAGAATATAACTGGTTTATCATATGTAGCTTTGAATTTATGTAATTTTTTTATTCAAAAAGAATATTTAGTAAATTATTGCATTTTGAGTGGAGAAGATTGTACGATAAATGATCTTCCTAATAAAGGGCATTTCTTTTATGAAAATTTATTTGATTCAAAAATTTATAATTGTCAAAATAAAAAACAAGATTCTTTAACTATCTTAAATGATTGTATAAAAGAATTTAAACCTAATATAGTTTTAACAATTCATGATTTATGGCAATTTGAAAATATCATATTATCTGCATATAGAGATACATTTACATGGATAGCATATTGTCCAATAGAAAGTGATTTCTATTCTGAATATGTAATTAATCCAACACAAATAGATCCAAATATAAGAAAATCTTTAAGTGATATATGTAAAAATATAGATTATTCTATTGCTTATAATGAAGTTGGTAAAATACAATTAAATAAATTTGGAGCTAATACTTTAGAATCTTTACCAAATGGGTTAGATAATTTTTATTTTGAAGAAGAAGAATTAACTAAACAATTAGTTTTTCGTGGAGCAATTAAAGAGGATGATTTTGTTTTTATTACAGTTGGACATAATTTCAATAGAAAAGGATTAGATTTTGTCATAGAAGCTTTTTATAAATTTTTACAAAAAGTAGATAATAAAGAAAAATATAAATTGTATCTTCATGGAATGGTAGATACAGTAGATGCAGGAACTGATATAAAATCTATGATTTATGAATTGAAAATATCAGATAATATTATACTATCTAAGCCTGAACAAATATCAAAAAGAGAATTATATAAAAGATATCGATGTTGTAATTGCTATATAGGATTGCCTCTTGCAGAAGGGTTTGGATATGGATTTATGGAAGCAATGATAAATGGTCTTCCTATTATATATCATAATGTAGGTGGTATATCACAATATATACAAGATTTTGGTTTTCCTATATCAAGTGTTGCTACTATAAGACCAAATAATTATTTCTGTGATTGGAAAATACCCAATATAAATGAAACAGTTGAAAAAATGTTAGAAGTAATTCAATTAAATTTAACTGAATTAGATATTATTAAAAAAAGAAATCAAGAAGAAGGACAAAAATACCTTTGGGAAAATATATATAATCAATTAGATTCTATATTAGATTTTAATAGTATAAATAAAATAGATATATTTAATAAATTAAGTATTAAAAGAACTGCCTAATATATAAAATATTCTTAAAAAATAATTTAATTTTTTAAGAATATTTTATATATTATAAATAAAATTAAATTAAATAAGGAAAAAATAAAATAAAACCAATTGATGAGTTATGTTTGGTTCACCGATTTCAAAAATAAAATAAAATAAAATAAAATAAATATAGTTAGAGTTGTATTTAGTTCACTAAATAATAGATAAAGAAAATAACAAGGAAGAATAAAAAATGAAAGATAAAAAATGTTATATATGTGATGAAACAAAACCAGAATATTTTAATAGATGTGAAAAACATGACGTATGTTTGTCTTGTGGAAAACACACTTCAGAATTAGGTACTATGAATCGATGGGGAACTCTTGGTGGATTTAGATGTCAAGATTGTGAAGAGAAAAGAATACAATCTGAAATAGAAAACTTCCAAAAAGAACATGAAGAGGATGATTATCAATATAGTAATGATGGAGTAATTTGTCCATATTGTGGTTATTTGCATAAACCGGATAGTGAAAGTTCTTATTTTTATAATGATGGAGATGAGAATATAGAATGTAGTAATTGTGGAAATGAATTTAATATAGAAACTTATATTTCTTATTCTTATACTACAACTAAAAAGGAGAATAAATAAATGTCTAAAGTATTAAATTTAGAATTCAAATCTCTTAAAGATATGAATGAATGGCTTGAATAGTATATAGATGGTGGTGGAGAACAAAATGCTAATTTTTATACTGTTTTTAAAAAATCAAATTATTTTAAAAATAGAAAAATAAATAATGAAGGAATGTTTATAGATAAACCAAAAATATTTCATTTGAAATTAGAAAAAGGAAAATAAATGAAAATAGAACTTAAAGGAAATCCAAATTATTGTGCAACTATAGTACAAATAGATAGTATAATTGAACTTGAAGATTGTACACAAATACAAGGAACTATTATTCAAGGTAATCATGTAATAATATCTAAAGATGTAAAAATAAGTGAGGATGCAAGAATAAATGATATAGGTATATTTTTTCCTATTGAATGCTCTATCAAAGAAATATTTCTTAGAGCAAATAATCTATATAGGGATAAAGAACTTAATGAGGATAAAACTAAATCTGGATTTTTTGAATTAAATGGTAGAGTAAGATGTGTGAAATTAAGAGGATTTAAATCAGAAGGATTTTTTATTCCTTTACAAAGCATAAATTTTTTAACATCTAAAGATACTATATTTGATTTGACTAAAAACATACCTCTTATTACAATCGGGACAGATTTTGATCATATAAATGGGCAAATGATTTGTAAAAAGTATTTTGTACCAACTAAACAAGTTCAAAATGTTTCTAAGAAAGATAAGAAGAATAATAGAATAAAAAGATTTAATAAATTGCTGGACAATCAATTTAAATTTCATATTGATACAGCACAATTGGCAAAAAATATTCATATGATACAACCAAATAATTTAATAAGTATTACAGAGAAAATTCATGGCACTTCTGCAATAACTTCTTATATACTTTGTAATAGGAAACTTACATTAAAAGATAAAATTGTTAAGTTTTTTGGTGTTAAGGTAGAAGAAACAGAGTATAGCTATATATATGCATCTAGAAAAGTTATAAAAAATCAATATTTATATGAAGATAAACTTAATCATTATTATACTACTGATATATGGAAAGTAGGAGCAGAAGAACTTAAACCATTTCTTCAAAAAAATATGACTATATATTATGAAATCGTGGGATATTTATCTGATGGTAAAATGGTACAGAAGAGTTTTGACTATGGTTGTAGACAAGGACAACATGAGAAATATATCTATCGTATAACAACTACAAATTCAGATGGAAAAGTAACTGAATGGTCTATGTTTCAAATTCAACAATGGTGTAAACAAAATGGTCTTAAGGCAGTACTTGAACATTATTATGGATATGCTAAGGATTTATTTAAAGAAATAATAGAGTTTACTTCTAATGATATAGAAACATGGCAACATTTATTTCTTGAAAAATTACAAGAAACTTATCTTGAAAAACAATGCTCAATGTGTCTGAATAAAGTTCCGAATGAGGGAATCTGTTTAAGAAAGGAATCTTTAAATATTGAAGTATGGAAATTAAAATCATTTTTATTTAAACAGTTGGAAAGTAAACAAGCAGATGAAGGATTAGAAAATATAGAGGATAATCAAGGAGAAGAGATATGATATATTTAATTACAAATAAAAAAGCATGAGATTGAATTAAGGATGGAGAAAGAAATGTCAAAAGGTAGTAGAGAAGAAATTATGGAAGCAAATATTGATATGCTTTTTAGAATTAGTAGTGAGAAGGGTAAAAGAATATCTGATTTAGAAAAGTTAAAGGAAAAATCAATGTGTAGAACGTGCGAAAAATTTGTAGATTGTAAAAAAATAGAAAAAGCGGATAACAGGTGCTGTATAGGATATATACCAAAGGATAAACCAATGGAAAAAAAATTTATGTTTGATAGTGAAGAACAGGCAAGAGATTTATTCATTGAACTTGGTAGGCCGTTAACTGCAAGAGAGTTCCATCATCTTAATAGTAACGGTTACATCCGCAAATCAGAACTACAACAGAGGGTTGATGAAGCGGAAGAGATGATTACTACATGGGAAGAATCAGCACATGATTTAAATGATTGGGATACAAGGTTCATAGTTAAATTGATACCGGCATTTCAAGCCCTGAAGAAAGATCATCCAGAGTTTAAGATATGAATTTAAAACCATGTCCATTTTGTGGATCTGATAAAATTAAGTTGTTAGATAAAGATGAAACTATAAGTGAGTATTGTAAATATAAATATTTAATTATAGTATGTGATAACTGCAAAGCCACTTCAGGAGAATATTATATAAAGTTTTTTAACGAATTTTCAAAATATACAGTTCAGGATTTTAGAGAAAATAATGCTTTAAGATCAAGAGAAGAAGATTCTTATGAATTATATATAAATAAAGAAAAAATAGAATTATCAGAAAAATGGAATAAAAGGGTTTAAGAAATGAATATACATTATTTTTGTTACGACACTGAGAAAGAAATGCCAGCTTGGTTAAAAAATAAAGAATATAAGGATTATTCTGGAACAAAATGTGGGTATATGAGAAAAAATAAAACAGTCACAGCTCTATTAACGCATGTAACGTGTACACAATGTTTAAAGAAAATTAATGTGATATGTTAACTTGTAAAAAATATGAGGCTGAAAAATGATAACTGAAAAGAATATAGATGAAGCTATGCACGAGTACAAATTAGCGTTAGCGTGGGTACAGGCAGAAGGGGGCAATCCTGTTAATAGCATGATGGAATTCGGATATACTTACAAAGAAGCGGTGTTTATACATGATAAATATTTAAGGAGAAATAAAATGAGTGGTTATTGCAAAAATTGTGACAATCAACAATGTATATGTGTGGAAAATAATTTTGAAATAATTTATGGATCGGTAGTCAATTCATTTGGTGAAAGATGTTTTTTAAAGTACATCGAAGGCGGTCAAACAGAATGCTGTTTTTTTGATGACCCTTGTATAAATCATAAAACTGATGTTTTTATGGAGTCAGTTTATGAGGCTTTAGGCTGGCAGGGTGGGACGGTGCATCAAGTAGTTTCTGAACTTAAAAGATTAAAAGAAATAGAGGACAAATTTAACGATGCGACAAATTGTCTTGGGTGTAAGTGGTCAACTAGATATGACGTTTCTGGACATTGGAATCCTAAGCAATGTAATTACTGTGTGCGAAATACACATGAGTTTGATTATTATGAAAAATGTTAAAATTAAAGAAGAAAAATTCACTATTAATAAAATAAAATAATTTAATTTTTTAAGAATATTTTATATACTATATTAGATTTTATAAAATAAATAAAAGGAGATTAGTAGAAAAATGCAATATTTTAAAAAAATAATTAGGATTTTAATTTTTCCAATGATATTTGTATTAATTTTAGTTTCTCCAATTATATTTTTAATATTATTTAATATATTATTAATAATAATGGTAATGTATGCTTCATATAAGATAACTACTACAATATGGGAATAAACAAATAATGTTAAAAAATAAAATTGAATTTCTACAAAATGAAGAAAGTGGTTATTGTTTTACACCTTGTCCATATGGTAGAAATAAAATGGTTAATAGTTCTAGTTGTTCTAATTGTATTCATAATTTTGGTATTATTAGAAATGAATTAAAAATAAAATGTACTGGGCATAGAATTTAAAATTTTAATAAATTTTTTCTATGTATGGAAAAATAAAAAATGAAAAAATTAAGTTTAATAATTACATTATTAGTTATACCAATTTTTGGATATGCTCATACTTTTCCTGATTTAAAAAAAAATCAAATAGAGTTTAAAATAAAAGCGAATAATTATTATGAATTTAAAATTAATTTACAAGAAAATACTCAATATATATTTAAATTAACTGGTATGAATATTTTTACTTTTAGAATTATTGATCCTAATGGATATAATTGTCCATTATATTTCTCAATAGATAATCAATTATTATTATGGGAAAATATAATAGATAAAGGAGAATATACTATTAAGGTCTATTCTGAATTAGAAAATAGAATAAAAATGATGTGGTGTATCTATTAATAACAAAGTCACAAATAAAATTAAAAAATAAATTAGGAGAATATTAAAAATGATCTGTAATAATTGTACTGAAAAAGGGTCTTGTATTTATATATGTAAATACATATGTCCAAAATTTCTTGAATCTGATAATTTTCAATCAAAGGAAAAACAAGTAAAAGATAAAATAATCTTTGAAAGTGAAGAAAAATTTAACGAATTTTACCAAACTTGTATACTAAATATTGTTTCATATAATGAAATATTAAGACAAGTTAAAACTAATGGTTATCTTTAGTAATTAACTCTTTTTAGTATTGTAAAAATTATATAATTTATTTTATTGAAGACTAATATGAAAAAAAGTGATTAATAAAATGAAAACAGAACAAGAATTAAAAAATCAATGTACTCTTGAATTCATAAATTGGATGTATGAATTAGCAGAAGGGTTTGAATGTGCAGAATTTAATTCTAAACAATATGATAAAATTATAATTAATTCTAATGATACTTTACAATGGGGAGAAGAATTTGTTTTTTCTATACTTATTCGTAGAGCTATAGATGGATGGAATAAACAATATTTTCCAAAACAACGAATAACAATTCTTTATAATCTTACTGTAAGATATAATCAAAATTTAAAAAAATATTATAAATATTGTGATTATCGATGTAAAAAATTAACAGTAATAGAATGCGCCTGTCTTGAATGTTTATTAGATATCTTTGAGAAGGAAGAAGATGAAATCAAAGAATGAAAAAAAAATTAATAAAAAAGAGATAAAGGATTTAACAGATAATTTTATTATAGGAATAATAGATTCATATGGAGCTGTCCACTCAAAACTTATAGGTATGTCATCAGGCGAAAATCATGAGAGTGTTTATCCTTCTCAGATATTTTACCGTTGGTCATGGTGGGATGATCATAAAGGAATAGAAATTTCAGTTTTATCTTCACCAATTAATGATGAAGATTTTAATAAAATCGAAAGGCATCTAAAAAGAAAATACAATATTTAAAAGATATTACTTTATATAAATATCCTTACAAAATTAAAAAAAAGTAGAAATATTTGATAAAGAAATTGATGAGATGTTAAAAAAATATATATGAGATGAAATTAAAGTAAGGAGTTAGTTTTATGAAAAGAGTTTATACCACAGGAGACAAAATTTGGGTTTATGATTGTCCTTGTTCACCAAGATTTGCAACCATACTAAGCAAAATGGATGAAATAGATGCTTATCATGTTGAGCATAAAAATGGAAGAGATAAGGTTAGGGTTTATACAGAATCACATATATATAAATACCCCGAAGATAGAATGAGACTTCTTTCTAGTTTAAAAGATGATAGTTATCATCTTGGCAAAATGGCAAATGAATTTGAAGAATCTATAAATAATAATAATCCTAATAATGAATTTATATGGAGCGACTAAATGGGAAATATGAAAACATGGTTTATTTTTGGTTATGAAAAATGGGGTAATTTAAAACCTGCATATTGTTGTAGTAATGATGGTATTTATATGAAGCCTTTGTTTTTTGGCTTATGGATAAGGTATAAGCATGATTAAAAAAATGAGATCAACTAAATATGGGTCTATGAAAAAATCTTATTGGGAAACTTGTTCCATATGCAGAGTATCTAAATACTACCCCTATATTATAAATGGTATCTGTGAGGAGTGCTCAAAAATATGGGGTCAATAGATTATGAGGGAAGATATGAGAGAAATAAAGTTTAGAGCGTGGAATAAAATAGAAAAATGTTTTTTTATGTGGAATATTTCCTTTGCATTTGGTGGCACTGGTAAAGTGTGGGTCGACGTCGAACAATACACCAGCTTAAAAGATAAAAACGGGAAAGAGATTTATGAAGGGGATATTTTAAATATTAAAACAACGTTTGAAAATAACATGGCAGATAAGCGTTTTCAAAACAAAACTATTTGTACTGTATCATTTAAAAATGGGTGTTTTATAAAAGCCGAAACCGATGAAGCGCTATATGACGTTATTTACAGTATAGTCTTAAAAAATATAGATTATGAAATCATCGGAAATATACACGAAAATCCGGAGTTTAAGAAATGATAACGGAAAAAGAATTAAAAGACAGATGTACGCCAGAGTTTATAAAATGGATGTGTGAACTTGCGGAAGGGTTTGAAGTAACCGATCATCCTATACCAATGGTACAATATAGTATTATTTTAAAATATATTGATAAATTTAAAGATAGTATGAATTTCCCTCTCCTCATTCATCGGGCAGCCGAGGGCTGGAATAATTTAAAAACTAATAAATTTGTACATCTCTATTCAAAGGGGGTTAGCCTCTTAACAAGGAAAGAAGATTGTTGTTTAACAACATTTGATTATTTGGAATATCAACCAGAAAATCTAACTCAACTCGAATGTGCCTTGTTGAATTGTTTATTAGAGATATTTGAGGAGGAATGATGAGTAAATGGTATAATTATCCGGATAAAATTCCAGAACCAAAAAAAACATTGAAGGTAATTCATTCTAATGGATACGAAGGGTATGCATATTTATGCGGATGCTGTAAAAAAGAATGGAGATGTGTTGTTTCTGGTGGAGGTTTGGCCATAGATGTTATAAAATGGAGATATGACGAGGAGGAAGTATGAATCAGAAAAAATATGAAGAAGCTTTGACGGAGAATTATAGGCTGAGTAAAAAAGTATCTCAACTCGAATCAGAAAATAAAACTTTAAAACAAGATATTAGAGACAGGGAGGGGATAATTGTAAAACTATCCGACAAAATTGTTATACTCAAAAAGGTTAATAAATGAGCAAAGCAAGAGAGAACTAGATTATATTATTTCAATCAAAAAACTTAAATCAGAGAAAGTTAGCATATATAATATTAAAAAGATGAATAAAGGATGTATAAATGAGGAATGTAATGGTTAAAAAATTTATAATAAAACTTTTTATGTTAACTGATATAAATGATATGATCTTACAAGGAAAGAAAAAACAAAAGCATCTAGATGAAAAATTTTGGAAAGAAAAATTACAAGATAATACTATTCATTTAAATAGAGAACACAGTCTAGAAATTCAAGAACTACAAGCACAAATATCAATGTTAGAAGATTCAATAAAAGTATATAAAAGTAAAGCAAAAGAAGTAGAAAATAAAGAATATGAAAATAGAAAGTGCGCAAAAAAAAATTCATTTGTAGCAACTAAAATGAGTACTCAAATAGAAGATTTTGCTATGTCTATTATGTCAATAGTTGGTAAAATGAAAGGAATAAAAGAAGAAGCAGAAAAAAATAAATTAGAGATAACTCAAAGATAATTTAAAAATGTGAACTTAACACAACTCTAAAGAGTTGTATCTTCCTACTCTGAGTGTCTAATAACTTGCTCATATCTAACAGGCGTTAATTTCCTCTGTTCCGGAGGTATTTAATTTTAAAAGTGGGTAATCCACTTTAGTTAAACCAAAATTCTTAATATTTATAGCAGCATTAATATCTCTATCATGAGTTTCACCACAATCACAAGTCCATTGTCTATCTGATAATGTCAAATTATTATTTAACATTCCGCAAGAATGACATAATTTAGTTGATGGGTCAAAACGACCAATAGAGATTATGGTTTTACCATACCAATTAGCTTTGTAATTTAATTGTCTAACAAACTCAGACCAGCTAACATCACTTATTGCTTTAGCTAATTTGTGATTTTTAACCATATTAGATACTGCTAAATCCTCAATACAAATAGTTTGGTTTTCACTAATTATTTTTGAAGAAAGTTTGTGCAAGAAGTCCTTACGCTGATTAGTAATTTTTTGATGAGTTCTTGCTACTTTAATTCTACTTTTATTTTTATTATTACTTCCTTTTATTTTATGACTATATTTTCTTTGAGCTTTCTTTAACTTCTTTTCTGATTTCTTCAAGTGTTTAGGATTAGAAATCTTTTCTCCATTACTTGTTACTAAAAAATCCTTAATTCCCAAGTCAATACCAATAGTAGTTTTCTCATTTACTGTCTTTGGTTCAATTATATTATCTGTTGTCTCAACAAGAATAGTAGCAAAATATTGGTCAGAAGGATTTTTAGAAATAGTTAATGTTTTTTCTTTTCCTTCGTATAATCTGTGTTGAATTATTTTAATTCCTTCTTTTAATTTAGGAATATATAATATTCCTTCTTCTATTTTATAATGTTGAGGAATTTGAAAACTTTTATGATTATCGTGTTTCTTTTTAAATTTAGGAAAACCCTTTTTATTACGGAAAAAATTCTTAAAAGCTATATCTAAATTTCTCATTTCCATTTGAAGAGATTGAGAATTTATTTCATTTAACCAAGGATATTCTTTTTTGAGTTCTGGTATTTTGTTGTTTAATTCAATCCATGATATACTTTTCTTGGTATTAGTATAATGTTTAGTTTTAGCGTCAAGACCCCAATTATATAAGAAACGTGTAGAACCAAAGTGTTTAGCTAAAAACACTTTCTGTTCTTTGTTAGGGTAAATGCGATATTTATAACCTTTCTGTATCATATTTATATATTAACCAATTATTTATAAAAGTAAACAAATTTTTCTTAAATTTTAACATTTTTTTAAAAAAACTTAAATTACTTCGCCTTATATACACACCTCTAAAGAGGGTGCATTTTTACGGCAGTTTTATAAATTGAATTTGTTATTTAACACATATGAATAAAACTAATATCAGGAATTTGTAACCATTTCTCTTCTATTTTATCTTTAAGATCTGTTACATACACCCAAATAAATTTTCTTCTTTCTTTTTGTCTTTTAATATTTTGTTTATTGCTTCTAGCTTGGCTTCTAATAATTTTCGCACTAATTCCAGATTCTTGTTCTGCTATATAGCAATTTTGATAGGTTTTTATAAAATCTCCTTGTAAACTATATTGAGAAATTGGATTAACACTCATTAAGTTTTTATTTTTTAAACTTATTTTCATTGCCTCACTTCTTTTTTGAATAGTAATTTTTGATTGTTTTATTCCTTTATGAGAATCAGAACATTTTTTCTTAGATTCTTCTGAATTTTTTTGCCCTTTTCTGGGGCTTGATTTTCCTAATTTTTTATCACTCATTATTTTCAATGTTTCATTTGAAAAAACACCAATTTTCCCTCTACTCCAATGACTGCCACCATTCTTATAATATTCAATAAGAGAATTTGATGTATTTATTCCAATCATTAAAATAGAAATATTATCATCTTTAGTTAGTCCTTTATTCCAAGGAGTTGGCATAATTGCGCCACTAACTCCCTCGCCGCCATCAGTCATATTTGTTAAAATACCTAATTTTTTATCTTTTCTTCCAATTAACTTTATAAAAAATCTTTCCAATAAATAAGAAGTTTCTTCTTCTAACTTCTCACAAATTTTATAAATAATTATTTCTTCTCCTTCTCTTTGAATTTGATTTATAGTATTTATTTTATGTCTGTTGTATTTTAGTTTTTCTTCTTTAATAGTTTCTTCTTCGATGATATCATAATATTTTTTAGCTTCTTTTAAATGAGAATCTAATCTCAAATCTTTTCCTTTTCCAATATAAAATGGAGCACAGGGAAAATCTATACCTATTCCGTTTTCCATATAACTATAACTTCCGGGTTTTAAGGGGTTACAATAAACATATACATATACATAAAATTTATTCATCTTTCTACTTACCTCTAACATTTTGAAATAATAAAAAACTGTAATTTTCTATTATTTATTAATATAAATATTTTAAAAAATATTGGAAAATATATAAAAGTTAGAGATTTATATATCTTATCAGGGTACAGCCTTATCCAAAATTTATACCATGTGAACAAAAATATTATCAGGGATAGCATCCCATTTTGTTTGAATATCTTCTTTTAATTTAGAGGCTCTTTCACTTAATTTCTCGATATTTATATTTATTTCCAATCCGGAATCTACTAATATAGAAGCACTATCTGATAAATGATCTAAAACTTCTGCCTGACAAAGTTTAATTACATCATCTCGTCTTTCAAATTTAACATCAGCAAAATCATTACTATATTTAGCCCAAGTAACATTCAATGCTCCAGTAATAGAGCTATATACAATTAGTTTTCTATTTTCTATATCTACTCTTGTTTTAATAGTTGTATACATATTTTGTTGAGATTTAAATCTATATCTTTCCATATCTCTTTGTTGCATTAACTGTGATGGATTATAACCTTTTACACCATAAGCACCAACACCTTTAATTGTTGCTGTATTTGATGTTGTATTCATAAATAAAATTAAATCCCAAAATGATGTACCACTTCCCGGAAGTAATCCAATATCCACTACTCTTGCATCTAAAACACCGAAGGTGTAATCGTCTGGAAATGTTACAAATGTTTCTCCATTTATTGAAGCAGTATATTCCTCTTTAAGAGGAAATTTTGTAAAATATCGCTGTAAAACAGGGAATATACAAAGATCTTTTATTTCTTCGTCATCTAATAAAAGTGAATCGACCATCGGCGCAGCAATGACTTTTTTTATAAGATTTAAATAATTATCTTCTATTAAAATATCTGACATTTGATTTCCTCTTTATATTTATTAGTAATATAATATTATAAATTATTATAAAAAAAGTACTAATATAAGAATTAAAAGTCCTCCTGTTATTGGAAAACCAATTTCTGATAGATCTCGATATACAATTCTCCATTCAGGTATATTTTGAGAAGTATCATTATCTATATTTAATATAAGTTCTACTTCAATAAAATTTATTTCCATATTATTTTTATTTATCCAGATAATACGAATATTAGTTTTATATTCTCCTTTTATATCTGTTTCCTTAATTTCTGAACAAACAATATTTACTCTTTTTTCTACTTGAGCTAACATAATTTCTTTATATTTATCAGCACCTTGTACAAGAGTTTCAAATTGTTCTGGAGTAAATCTACCAATAATTTTATCAGATTGTGTTATATAAATATTATTATCTATTCCATAAAGTAAACTGCTAACACATATAAATAATATAACTAATATTAATTTTTTCATTTTTTTACCTTTGATAATATTTCTTTTGCTATATTAATTGATTCAGAAAGAGTATTTAAATTATCTTCTTTTTTACAATCTATAATTTTAAATGTTGGAATTATTTGTAATTTTTTATTATTATTTTTAAGATATAATACAAAAGCAACTATACCTACAAATATAATTATTATAAAAATAATAGTGAGTATTGTTATTAAGTATATTTTAACATTCATTAAAAATTTTACCATTTTTTATTCATCCTCCTCAAGATACATATACATATATTTATACAGTAATTTTAATTGCCAATCCTTCATAGTAAATTCATCATGATAAACTCTTAATGTGAAATTTTGATATTTTTCTAATTCTTTTGATTTTAATATTTCCCGAATTTTATCTTGTTGATAATTAAATAATTTAAAAAGTTCAATAATTTCCCAAGCTTTTGCCATAATTTCTTGTTTATCAGATAAATATTCTCGTCTATCTTTTGGAGATTTTTGAAATACTTCATTTCTTAATTTAGCATCTTTAACCTTTAAATGTTGACCTCTATGAACTAATTCATGTTTTAAAACAAAAAGTAACCATTTTACAAAAAATGGGTATGCCTCTTTATTCTGCAAACTTCTTACAATATTTTCATTTATAAAGATACCTATATCATTTGTTTTATTAGATATAGTTGCCCCACTATTTATACCAAATTTAATATTTGGCTCATAAGGATCATCATTTATATTTGATTGAGGTATAAATTGAATCTTACTTTTTCTAAAAATTATATTTAATTTAAATGATATATTTTTTAAAGAAACATTTTTGAATTTAAAGAATGATAAATCATTTAAATCTTTTTTAATTTGATCTAAATATAAATTAGGATTAATAATTGCTTCCGTAATTTTAAATGAATCATCTATACCAAAATATCTTACATATCTTTTCATTTTAAATTTAAATTCCTAAGATACTAAGATTACAATTCATTGGAAGAATACTATTTGTAGACATATCTATACTTGTAATTAAATTAGCAAATACAGTATCTACAGAATAAACAAATATACCATTTATGGGAATAACAATACCAGATGAATTATAAACAATTCTTAAATTTGCTGTAGCAAGAGTATTACTTGGATCTTCTACATTTGCAATAATTTTTGATATAGTACCTATTTTAGAAATAGAATTAGTAATCCAACCATCTGTAGATGTTAATTCATACATTTCTCTTTCCAACTTTCCTGTCAATGTTAAATCTTCTGATGAGTACTGGTCAGAAATTTCTTTATTGCCAACAACTTCAAAATTTAAAGTTACCATCTATATCACCTGTATAATTTTCTCTTTAACGAACTTATTAGTAATTATTAGTAAATGAACTATTTATAAGTTAAAAACTTATAGACTTCTTACAACATTTATTTAAAAAATTATAGATGTGGACGAGTTTTCAAAAGATTTATTAATGCTTTATTTATAATATCTTTAGTATCAATTATATCTTTAGAAAATCTTTTATTTTCTTCTTGATATATAATTGTAGGAGATATATTCGATACAAACGCACCATATAAAGCATTAGCTAGTGAATCACTTACATCTTTAGCAAAAGTACCACAAGTTGACTTATTCCAATCACTATTATATTTATTATTTATTACTCCTTCTGGATGATCTATTTTATCTTTGCCTGTTTGAGATTTGGTAACCATTAAACATTGTAAATTATTCTTTAAAAATATATTTCTTCCTGATTTAACTAAACCATTAATCATAGTCGTAAGTAGTATTTGATAAGGAACTACATCTCTATCAACACTTTGTTTTATTACTTTTACATTGTTTCTTTCCAAAAATTGTTTACCTGTTTCACTTTGAAAAGTATCTATATAAAGAGCATAAATAGGCAATCCAGCTTCAGAAATTAAATCTAATAATAAATATGGAACTGCTTCTAAATTTATTCCTTTTTCTTTTCCTATTATAGCACAACTTAAATCTACTACATAAACACATTCTTTTTTTTCTATATCATATTCTTTATGAAGAATTGTTATTCCTGTAGCATCTCCATTTATAGAATAACTTGTATCTAATCCAACAAATCTAGGAGCTCCAATTGCCCTATTTATCTGAAAAGAATTAGAAGGTGTTCTATGAAAAAATAAATTTGTATTAATTTGATTCCATAATAATTTTTCAGGCATTGAATTAGAATCTGCTATTATAGCTCCTTCAATATTGTTTAATAAAGAATTATTAAACATGTTTGTAATTAGTTCAACATTATTAATAAACTTATTCTCTGACACCGTGGGCCTACCAGCGATATCCTTAATACTTTTTATAAGATTATCTTTAAATGCATCATAAGAATCTATTGGAACATTGATAATTAAATCTAATGGTATATCTTCTAATTGTCTATTATCTGTAACTATAGCTGCAGGAATAGATCCATTACCAGTAATTACTTTAAATGTTTCTCCAGTTTTATGCCATTTTTTAAAATTTTTACTATTATTAGGAAGAGCTTCCCATCTAGTTACCCAATTGAATCTTACTCCTTCTCTATATCTTAATTCAGTAAGTATATGTTTTTCTATTATTGAATCTACATTATTTGCAGAAGTATCAAGATAAAGAAATGTTAAATAATCTTCACCAACAGTAGCTTTAATTCTATCTGCAATATCTGTATATAATCTAAAAATATTTTCTTCTGTTGCTCCTGCATTTTCAACCCAAAATGAAATTTCTGATATATAGGCAGAAATTATATTAGACCCTATAAAAGCTAATGCATCATCATTACCTAATTGTAATTGTAATCCAGATGCTAAAGTAATTTCTCCTGAAGTTGAAGCTTTACTATATACAATTTTATCTCGACCTAACCTTCTTTGTTCTGTTGCTACTTTATCTTGAAATTTTACTTGTATAAATCTATCTGATTTTTCCATCATTTTAAACATAGGACGTAAATACAATTCTCTAGTTTTATCATATTTAAAGGATATAATGTATATAGCAAGATCTGTAAGAGGTGATAATCCATAATACATTGCGGGTTCTCTAAGAAAATGTATAAATACTATTGTATAAGTAATAAGTAATATTGCTAGATATGTTTTACCAATCCTTGTTGATCCATATTGTACTATTTTATTATATTTTTTTTCTTTATCTAAACATTCTAAAAATTCAGCTTTTACCCATGGATATATACTTTGTACAAATGATCCAGATAACCAACCATTAGTAGGATCAAGAAATTCTTCTGGTGTTGGAGGAGTAGAATAATATATTATACTTTCAACTTGTTTTTTAAGTTCATCTCTAGTTTCTTTATCAAAATACATCTTATATAGAGTTTGTTTTTCTTCAATTGATAAATCATTATATTTATCATCTATTAACTGTTCTTTGTTTATATTAACCATTTTTTCCTTCTTTATATTTTAATTTTTATAACTATTCTACATTTTCTTATATAACTAAAAAAATGAATTTTTTTTAAAAAAGTAAAAAAGCATTGTACTTTTCTAACGTAGGTATTATATTAGTATTAGATTTAATAAAGTAAGTAAGGAGAAAATAGAATGAGAAAAATAATAGATACTCATCATGCTATTGATCAATATGTTAAAAGGTATAAAGATCAATTTTCAAAAGAAATAGTAAATAAAGTGATTACTAATGCAATAAATAAAATAATTACTGAATATGATGACGAAGCAACTATTTATGCTATATGGTCAAAATCTACTGGTATATGTGCTATTATAGATTGGAGAAAAGACATACATAATAAAAAAGATACTCAAAATCACGCAGTTATTATAACACTTCCTCCTATAAAAAAGAATTTTAAAGATCTTCATACTACTCATCCTAATGATGTTAAAATGATAGTAGAATCATTATTGCAAAAATGTATAAAATTACAAGAAGGTTATTATAACTATATTCAAGAAGTTAAAATAGGAGCACTTAAATTATTTTTTGAAAAAGGGAAATTATTTGATTCTGGGATAGCATATTTCATAGAAATAGCATAAATTAAATAAGGAGAAAACTTAAAAATAAAAAATAAAAAATAAAATAAAATTTTTAATAACAAATTATAAAAAAACTTTTTAAAAATTAAATAAGGAAAAATTAAATACATGTAGGAGTGTATACAATGAAAAAAACAAATAATTATTCAAACAAAACAGATTTAGAAGTAATAGAAATTTATAAGAATAATTCACATTGGAGAACGAAACAAGAAATAGAAACTTATTTTTATAAAAAATATGCACCTCTTTGTAAAAAGTATTCTAATGCATATAGATATCTCTCAAGTATGGAAGATAATATGCAAGAATGTTATTTTTTAATGATCAAAGCCCTTGAATTTGTAAATATAAATAAAATAAATAATGAATCTTCTTTTTCTTTTGGTTATATATTTAAATCATACATCGAACCTTATTTTAAGTATGAAGGTACAAAAAATAAAAAATATATATATGAAGTAGATAGAGAAAAAATTATTGTACAAAATAAAACAAAATCTTTTGAAGACATACTAATATTTAATACTAATTTAGAAATTTTTAAAAAACAACTTACTTCTTATGAATT